AGCAGATTACCCCCTGGATCTGATTTCAGGCGTTGGGTGTGGATCACTATTGCACCGTTCGTGACACTAAAGAAACCGCAGGCGCAACTGTTACAGCAGGTATTGGTCTGGCGCAGCTGGCCGATGTTATGCCGCAGGTTTCCGCTGCTATGGATAAAGCACAAGGTCATATCTCTAGCGGGGATACAGTACGCATCATCTTCGGTATTGCCACTATTGTTGTGGCAGGATTCATTGCCTGGTCGCAGGTAAGAAAACACCAGAAAGGGATGGTCTAATATGCTAGGCAGCCTGATGACAAAGCTAAAAGTTGCTTTGATTACGCTGGCTGCCGTTCTTTTCGTTCTTGTCGGCGCTTACACGATGGGCGGGAATGCGGCGCGACGAGCAATGGAAGAGAAGGCAAAACAGGAAGACAGAAAACGACTTCAAAGCACAGTGGAAGTGGTGAATGAGACGAGCAATAAAATACGTCAGAAAGATGCTTCTGCCGTTCATCGTGAGTTGTATGATAAGTGGGTGCGTCATTAAACCACAAACCGCCAGCGTATTGTTCTGCGATGGAGCTGGGCCTATCTATATCAGCAATAATGATGTGATGACCGAAGAAACCGAACGCCAAATCCTTTTTCACAATACGATGGGAGAGAGAGTTTGCGGTTGGTGATGCGAAGTTCCCCTCACTTGAGGGGAGTACATTATTCTTCGAACAATTTTTCGATAGATTTTGTAGGATAGAACAAAGAACGCTCGTTGTTACCAACCAGCTGGATAAAGTCTAAACTTTTATAAAACGCCTTGGCTTTGTCATTTAACGCCTCAACGAAAAGTCCATGAATGCCTACAGCAAGAGATGCATTGTACACAACGCGCATTGCATGTGTTACAAGCATTGAGCCAAATCCTTGACCTTGAAGGGACTTGTCCAAAGCCAGCCTACCCAAAGTAACACTTGGAACATTCCGATAAGGTACCTTCTTTTGCTGGCTTCTTGAAGGTAAGGACTCCTTTTCAAAGCAGCTACCTGACAAAGTGTAATACCCTAACACTTTTGGTCTGCCTTCTTTCGTGCAAAGCACATAAGCGCGAAGAATTTTTCCCTCATGCTGCCTTTTTAAGTGGTTGGTTAAAAAGGCATTTAGTGATTCTTCACCGCAATCAAAACCATTCAAATCATAATCTTTCTCTCCAGAGAAAATTTCTATCTTTATATTATCCACGAGTAAACTACTCCATGCTTTTCAGACGATCAGCAGCTCGTTTCAGCTTGTCGTTCGGTGCCGGAGGATTGCTTATAGCGTCCATAACCAGATTCCAGGATTCTTCATTCAGAACTAGTCTACGGTGTTGCTCTATAACTTTCACGGCACGTTCAGATGCACTGCTAACCATAAACTGAGTAATGCTCTGGTTAGACATTGCGGCAGCTTCCTCGATGATGCTTTTATCGTCATCGGTTAATCTCAAATCGATGCGCTGCTTTTTTAGTGCTGACATGTATTCCTCCTGATGGCCGTGATGTAGGAAGGCCATCAATCTCCTCTGTTCAAACTGAGTTTTCGACTCAAAAATTACTTTAAAAGGCTATAGCCCATTACGTGTGCATTATCAAATTGTGTACGGCATATCACCGTACTTGTAATATAGAGGTCATTGTTACTTTTTTCAACAGACAAATACAAGCTATGTTTGCCAATTGTTAATCACAACCTACCATTTAACCTTTACACCGCAGCCGTAGGCATTTAGGCTATATCACATATAAGAAAACAAGTTGTTTCAGACGATAATTATATACGCAAAGGGAACTCTCCAATGACCAAGATCTTTGTGGTTGGCGGCACAAAGGGCGGGCCTGGCAAATCCACCGTTGCCCAGCAAATTGCCGTTTGCCTGAAAGTCAAAAAGAAGAAGAAGGTTTATATCACTGATATAGATATTCAGCGCACGACAACGAGCTGGTGTGAAGACCGTCGACAGAACGAAGACCTTGAGCTGATTCCTTTTGCATACGTTCAGGATGACATCATTAAGCACCTAAAATCGCTTCAGGGTAGAGCTGAGTTTGTAGTGGTAGATGCTGGTGGCTTCGACTCCGAAATTCAGCGACAAGCGATGCTGATGGCCGACGTTATCATTATCCCGCTTCGTCCTAAGCGTCGTGATTTGAAATCTCTGCGTGACATCGATCCTATTATCGACAATGTTCGCAATGTAAACGATAAAGTGAAGGTCCGCGCGGTCATGAACCAGTGCCCGGCTTTGCCATCACAAGTGTCTCGCATTCTGGCGGCTAAAGAGATTGTTGAGACGTTTGGAATCGAGTCTGCGCCAGTCAATCTATATAACCGCAACGTCTATGATGATGCGGAAGAGTCTGGTCGTTCTATCTTTGAAATGACCGGTAGCGAGCGCGACAAAAAGGCGGAAGCCGAGTTTGAAGAATTTGTAGATTATCTGTTGAGTCTGGAGGAAGAAGAATAATGTCCATGAAAATGGGTGACCTAGCAAAGCGCAAAGAGCCTGATGCACCGGCTAAGAACACAACTCCTTTGCGCCAACCAGTCAGACCACAGGGACGCCCGACTCGTGGCAAAGAGAAAATTAAAAGCCGCACAATGTCACTGGAGGACGAATACTTCGAACTGCTGGAGATGATGAAGTTCATCCCTCGCTTCGAGAAGTTCACTCGTTCTGACGTGATTCGAGCAGCCATTTTCCATCTGGCAGAGAAGTCACCGCAGGAAATCGAGGACATCGTGAAATTGAATGAGGCGATCACCGCTGCCGATGTCACGATGCGTACCGATGAAATCAAACGAGAGTTGATGAAGAAAGGTTAAAAATTATGCATTGGCGCAATGTACGCGCCAATGCATAACTACAGTGTCAGCTTTATGCCGCGCTAACACTATGTTCAGTCCTAACCACCCCAACCTTCACAAAAGGGCTACCGTAGCTTGGTGGCTTCTTGATTAATTTGCCTACATACAGTTTTCTAATATGCTCATCGGCTATTCTGCCAACAAATTCATAACGTTTTGTGTCGGGGCCAAGAGCTATATCCCTTGTAAAGTACTGCTGAGAACCGGCTTTGACCCAGCATTCAATCTGATAAACTTCCATTATCAGCCCACCATATGTAGCGTAGGCATATTTGAGATTCTCGTCTCTTGGAACCTTTGCCCATACGCCACGCGTAGCTTCATATAATGCCAGAGCGGACATTCCTGACTTGTAGGTGCTGTTTAGCAGGAAGGCAAGACCGGCGTGCTCAGGAGCAATTTCAGTTTCCTCTTGCAGCACTAAGTGATGGTAGGCGTCCAGTGATATTCTGCCCATCATGGAACCACTTCCTCGTACCTTATTCGTAAGCTCTCCGACCCCCATAAGGTCGATGCATGTCGCCTCAACAAGTTTGGCTGTGGTTTCATCCATACCATGACGAAGTATATCTATGCCTAATTTTTTATTAGCCAAAAGTTCTTTGATCCGCATGGATTTGGGAGAGTCATCGGGATACTTGATGTGATCGAGACAACGAGTCGATTTACCTTTTCCTATGTAAAACGGTCTTTTCATCTTGTCTTCTGTATCATAGAGACAGTAAACATAGTATTTAGCCTTATCCAATGATCTCGCGTATACCGATAAATCGTCCATTATTGCATCTCTTTGCTACTGACTAATGCGTTCTATTTTACACATAAGTTTTTAATCAATTTAACAGGCTACAAAGTGTAGAGCTTCTGGGCGTCTAAGACGACAAGTTATGCCTGCTTCTGTATATATAAATAATAAGTAACTTATTAAATATATACGGAAGCAGGTCTTTTAAAAGACACCACCAGAACAACTCCCTTCCGTTTCCACTTCCAAAAACTGCCACCAGTCGCTATCATCCGCTCATTGTGATAAGTAAGTAACTACCTACCAGGTGAGCCACATGAGCCAAATCTTTTTCGATACCATCGACAACGACCAGTACGACTTCATGACAGAGTGGAATACCGCTGTTATGGACAAGTGGGTCGCTGAAAACATTGGTTTGTCGCGCTGTAAAGACGAGGCTGAACTCTTCGAGACGAAGTGGTTTGATTACCGCGACATGCATCCTCTCATGGCCACCTGTCTTTTTACGGAGGCATACAAACGTCAGTACTCAAATATCATGCTGACGCACGGTCGCGAACACTTTGAAACAGCTCCGTTCACCACCGGGTTAAAACGTCTGCCTTATCAGGAGTTGTCGACTGCCAATAAAACGTCGCTATGGAAAGCACGCCAGTTTGCGGATCGCTATTGCTGCTCATACGACTACTTTATCTCCACCGTTCTTTCCGCAGCTGCACGACGGCTGTGGGACAAGCTGCCGCGCCCACAGCATTTATGGCAGCCAGAGCTGGTTGAGATATTCGAAGAGAAATTAGCCAGACGCGCAACAACCCGTCTGGATGACTCTCTGGTTAGCTTTAAGCATATGGGAGACATGCAGTTCAACCCGATTCAGGAAAGCTATTTTGAGTGGATTCTGGAGCGTTTGCGCACCATCCCTCGCAGCAAGCGCATACGCGCAATTTTCTCCGCTATCTGGCTAATGGAAATCGTTCCAGAGCGCCTTATTTCCGCCCACTTTCCAGAAGAACTGGAAGAAGCACGGCGGTTTATTGATCCCCTATCTAATTAACTAATACTAGAAAACAATTTGTTTAAAAAACAAAGGAAAGCACATGACCGAACTTTGCCATACAGGACGCGGGCTGTCCGAAGAGTTTGATGAAGATTTCCAGAACAGACTGACGGCATATTTTTGTCGTGATCACGAGTTTCTTACTCGTGCGGGAGATCTGGTTGTGCCTAGCCAATTTGCCAATGCGGCCAATGCCATATTGGTTAATATGGTTTCGGGCTATTACCGTATGTACAAGAGCGCGCCCTCTTCATCTGCAATTCTGGATATGCTTAAGCGTGCGAAACGCGATAAGACTATCCGTGAGGAACTATTCGCCGATGTTGTTGCTGCGTTTAAGCGCATTCTTGCAGAAAAATTGTCCGATACCTCGTACATGGTTGACCAGGTATCAACCTTCGCAAAAAGTGTAGCGTTTGATGATGCTCTGATTAAGGCTGCTGAACTGAAAGAGAAAGGCGACTTTCAGGGGGCGATGGCAATCATGGCCAAGGTTCAGCAGATTGGATCGAACGAAGCGACCGGAATCTATGACTACTACACCTCCGCAAGTGAGCGATTGAAAGCGCGTGAATATGAGGCTTCAGAGGAGTATGTACCAAACAGTATTACAACTGGACTCCCTCTTCTCGATAGGTTGCTGTACCAAAAAGGCTGGGCAAAGCGCGAAATGGTGCTCTTCATGGGGTTCGCTAAATCCGGTAAATCGACCGCAATGGGTGAGTTTTCCATAAACGCAACACTTGCTGGCTACAATGTTCTGTATCTCTCGCTGGAGGTTCACACCACCATTTTATCCGACCGTTTTGATGCAAGATTGTCGGAGACAGAAATGTCCAAGCTGGTGGAACGGCGCGATGAGGTTCATCGTAAGTTGGCAGAGTTGGGAGCCACGAAGGGGATTGGTAGTTTGTGGGTGGTTGAGCGTCCGTCAGGAAGTATGTCACCGGCAGATCTGGACCGTATGCTTAACAGCATGAAAGCCAACGGCATGGTGCCTGACATGGTTGTTGTCGACTACGCAGATTTGATGCGTGCCAGTTATGACCTTCGTGATGATCGCGCCAACATTCGTAGTATCTACACCGATTTACGTGCTCTTTATGACAAGCATAACGTTGCTGGGATCACGGCATCGCAGACAAACCGTGAAGGTGGCGCGTCAGAAGTTGCCACAATGATGCACGCTGCCGACAACATCGAAAAAGTACGTATTGCTGACCTGGTAATAACGATCAACAAAACCGAAGAAGAAGAAGCGAAAGGAGAGGCTCGTCTCTACTTTGCTGGTTCGCGTAACCAGCAGGGAGGGATCAGCATTCGCGTTAAACAAAACCTCGAACAAATGCGCTTCATTGAGCGAATCTTAGACGTTACCTAAAAAATAAGCGTGGAGAACACCTCCACGCTTGATTCATTGGTGAAACAACTTTTCTTTTGCCAAACCACAAAAGAAAAACACATGAGCCTTTATGTTATATCAACATTTAGGTTGGTCACAATATTGCCTGTTAAAAGTGGAATTATCGTGAGCGAGCTGAAAGAGCTAATTACCGAATTAGATTTTGAACAATGGTTGGATACTGAAGGTATCGTTTATCGACGTGGAGGCGTGAGTACTCGCGGTCGTGAAGTGAATATCAAGGAGTGTCCGGTATGCGGCAGCTCCAACTGGAAGGTATATTTCAATCTGACCAGTGGCGTCGGTAAATGCTTCGCTGGTGATCATCCCGAAGAGATTCAGTTCAATAAGCTGGTCTTCCTCAAGCACTACAGCGGCAAATCACGACGACAGTTCGAGGAATATGTGCAGAACGCCCTTCTTTCCCAGGGGTGGGCACCAAAGAAAGAAGAGCTAGTGCTTGCAAGCACAGTCGAGTTAGAGGGGCCAGTTGCACTCCCTCGTCATTACGAGCTTCCTATAGATGGTCGTCTTCCAGACTATCTGGTTGAACGAAACATATCGCCTGAAATGGCAAAGTATTTTGACCTACGATACTGCGTCGAAGGCAAGCACGCCTATGTAGATCCGTATACAGATCAGGTTAAAGGACAGATATTCGATATGCGAATACTGATACCGGTTTACGATCTGGATGGGGTAATGAAGACATTTCAGGGACGAGACATTACCGGTACAGCAGAACGCCGCTACCTCTTTCCTATGCAACTTCCAGCTTCAGGTAAGTTTCTCTACAACGGCCATAATGCAGTCGGCAAACAGACTGTAGTTGTCTGTGAGGGGGCGTTCGATGTTATGGGGGTTAAACGAGCTATTTTTGACGAAGAAACATTACGTGATTACGTGGAACCAATAGGAACGTTCGGGATGCATCTATCTGGCAACACCACTCAGGATGCAGAAGATCAGTTGGGCGCGTTCCTGACGCTCAAGGCGCGTGGATTACGTAATGTGATCATGATGTGGGATAGTGAAAAGCAAGCTATACGCAACACGATGGCCGCAGCCAGGCGACTGACCAGTATCGGTCTTAATGTCAAAGTTGCGTGTTTGGGTGAGGAAGGACTCGACCCGGGCGGTGCAACGCCAGAACAAATTATCAAAGCCTATTATCGGGCAAAACCGTATACCAAACAGTTGGAGTTGCAAAGCAAGGTTTTGGGCATTAAGGCTCTATCATAACAATCACCTTTAAAATAAGTAGATGATTACTTATCTTTCTGTGAGAATACTTTCATCTGTTAGCTAGGAGTTGGTATGAAAGACGAAATTCAGAAATTAGCCTGCGACATCATTGATAAAACTGGTTTAGAAATCAGCGAGAGCAATCGACTAGACATCATTGAAAAAGCGGTAAAAACAGCAATGGATCATATCGCCACTCGTTTGGTCGAGATCCCGCTACCGGGGCTACCTTATCTGAAGGTTAAGTTACACGTATGGGGTGAACCTTCTTGTGCACGACGTTCTGCATTAGTTGTTTTTATTAGCAAAGAAAACCCGCTCAGTCTTAAAGTGCAGGTTGGAGCATGGCTTGATGGCAGAGTGATCTACACAAATACCGTTTTTTGTCTTTCAAACGACGAAACTATTGAAGCGGCCATTCAAGAAGCAGTTCTAGCAATGCGCAGCAGCGGTTTGATGAAGAATAACTACGAAGAGTACTTGCGTTCGATAAGTGGTGAAAAGACATTATCTCTGAAAGCAGATTTCGTTACCCCGAAAAATCTGTTGGAAGTCTTGCTTAATAAAGGGGCTAATGATGCCGTAAATGTAATCAGAGAGAGTGAGTATGCGTCTCTTTGCGACATGTGCAAAAGCCAGTTGGATCTGGTGCATATCGTTATTGATGCTGGGAAGGCATGTGATGGCGTAATGGCGGAATTTGCTTGGAAGGTGGTCAGGATTGCTAACGAATTACCGATGATAGAGCAAGAGGCTAAATCATACGCCACCAATCATGTCACAGAGCTTCTTGCCCCCTATCGCTTAGAAAGCAATCAGCGCAAGATGATTAGCTGGGGAAGTTGGTAATCTCTCCGCGCGTCGTTTTTTACGCAAATAACGATAGGTAAGTACAAGATTATTTATGGCGGTAGTTGTGAAAGCTGATTTGTCAAAAATCCCCTCTATTTCAGGAAATAATGGTTATTCACTTCGTTGTGAGGAAGTAAAGATAAACGGTGAGTCGGCATATTGCAGCTACTCCGTTTGCCAGCACACCATTCTTGCCTTCAAAGAAAACCGTCTTCCTCGAACTTCATTCCAGTCGTGCGCAACCGCTATCAAAGCAGGCAAATGCAAGGCGTTAAAAATGATGGTTGAAGAGATTCGTAAAGGAGAATCTCTGTATTTCGAAGATATGACCGCGCTCATTAAGGAGGTTGAAGAACGGAATAAACAAGCCAGAACTTTAAAACGAAAACGTGACAGTGTAACGATTAATAGCATGGTTAAGAAGAGCACCACATCACAAACAGCGATCACTGACGTGTATGCGGCGTTGCTTGAAGAAACAACAAAAGAAACACATGAGCAAATCGATCAACATATGGAGGTAAAACAACAATGAAAAAGTTGATCGCACTTAAGCATAAGCTGGACGAAATGAAAGCTATGGGAACCAATGCAAAAAAAGAGGCATTGGCCAACATGGATGACTTCGAGCAAAGCATGGTTTCATTGATGCTCAACCCTTTCATCCGTTTTGGGGTAAAGAAATACAAAGTGGCAGAGCCGCTTAGTGAGTCCATCCCAAGTGACGAAAAAGCCATTGATGTACTGAATAAGCTGGCCTCTCGCGAGCTAACGGGGAACGCAGCAATAGCAGCTGTTGAGTCTATCGTGGCGTCAATGTGCGCCGATGGGCAGGACGTGTTCCGTCGTTTCCTCTTAAAAGACCCGAAAGCAGGTGTTGGGATTAGCCTATGCAACAAGGTTTTTGAAAATCCCATTCCGAAATTCGAGGTGCAGCTGGCGTCACCGTATAAAGAAAAAGGCGACAAATACCCCTTCAAGCCAAATCCTAAAGCAAAATGGCCGATGATTGGCAGTCTTAAGCTCGATGGTTTGCGAGTAATTTGCGAGGTTATTGTTGACGAGGAAGAGGTTAACTTCCTTTCTCGTACTGGTAATCCAATCACGTCTCTCGATCACCTAAAGCCAGCAATGCTCGAATTAGGCAAACTTTCAGGCCACAAACACATCTTCTTCGATGGTGAAGGAACTGCCGGTTCATTTAACCAGTCCGTATCTGCATTGCGCAAAAAGAACGTGCAGGCAATTGGCGCTATTTATCATGTTTTCGACTTCTTCCTACCGGAATGGCGAGCACAGGCTAAATCCAAAGAGTATGCAAAGACAGGTATGAAGCTGAAAGAGCGCCTGGCTATGCTGGTGGCGTTGTTCAAAAACGATCGCAGTGAAGGCTACACACAAGACATTCACCTGCATCCGTTCTATATCATCCATAGCCACGAAGACTTCATCGAACGCTTCATGAAACGCCTGGACGATAACGAAGAAGGGGAGATGGGCAAAGATCCGAACTCTGTTTACGAGTTTAAACGTACCCGCAGCTGGTGGAAGTTAAAAGACGAAGATTCAGAAGATGGTGAAATTATCGACTTTGAGCCGGGCGACCCGGACTCTGGTTTTGCCAACACACTTGGAAAAATTGTTATTCGTCTTGAAAACGGCGTCATCGTTCGTGCGAGCGGCATTAAGCATAAATATCTGGATGAGATCTGGAATAACAAAGAGAAGTACCGTGGTCGTATTGTCGAGGTTCATTGTCACGAGAAAACACCGGACGGCAGCTTACGCCACCCACGACTGAAATGGCCGCGTTGCTTACGCGATACAGAAGATCGAATCGGAGATAAAGAATGATGCTCGGCTGGATGATTGCATTTTTAGCAGTTGGTTTTTTCATAGGTATTGTGGTGATGTCCAGTTGCATCAATGACTACATTAAAAGCGGTGTTATAGAAAGACGCGGTCGTATTTATCGCATTGTAGAAATAACCAACACCCTGAAGGAGATTAAGGATGATCGTATTAAGTAAACGGGAGAAGGAAACGCTTCATGAAATCAGTAAGTGGCCGGAGTTCCCTGAGTACTGGAAGCCTAAAACGCGAGCTAAGTTAGAGCGTTTAGGGTTGGTTGCAAACGTTTCTGAAACGTGGTGTTCGGCCAACTACCAGTTAACTGATAAAGGGAAAGTATTGCTACAGCAATTAGTAGAATCAGGAGTGTTAAAATGATTCCATACATCTCATTAGCTTTTATGGGTGGCTTCCTTATCGGCTTCGGCATCTGTCGTGATTTAATTAAGCAGGAACTTAAAACCAAAACACTGTGCATCGGAAAGCGTGTGTATCGGGTAGTTCATGAAACAAAGGTGAAAAAATGAGCAATTTAACTTCTTGGGAATGGTGGTTGGCCACCTATTTCTTAGCGGCCGGAGTCGCATTCGCCTTTTACGTAGGTCAGTTAGTCGTAAAACTGTTGCTGATTAAATTTGCTAGTCATAAACGTATCGATGATGGTCTGTGGCGTCTTGGCACCCTAGTGGAAACTCGCTACGGGCAACTTAAGGAGAACGAAACCATTACTATCCAAGCGAAACGATTCACTGCCACCATTACAAGAACACCTAGTCGTAGAGTGGCCTTGATCAAAAAAGTCACAACCGAATAAAAACATATTGATAAGTATTTACTTACTTATCTTTTGTGTATAAGATGACTTTGTTTTCGTTGAGACGCGACTGTTTGAACTTAAATACAAGTGCAAACGAAGAAGTCTATCTGGCAGTAGCCTAATAAGCCAAACACCAGCGAGGTCAGTTTCCAGCCTCGTTACCGAAATGGGACACACTGAGCGAGTGTGATTGCAGAACGCAGGAGGGAACATTCATGTTCCCTCCGATGAAGTAACAGAATGGGCGGTTGGTATATTTTCAACTCCATATGACTCCCGGATTCTTAGCCACTGACCGCCCATCCTGTTACGTCATTTTGTTCAATTATGTCGTTTATACTGGGTTAAAAAGCGGCGACGTAGCCCGGCTGGTATGGTTAGCCAGCACACAACGTTGAGGCCATTACATTTTTATCAATTCTAAGGTTCTATTCACAGAGATACCGGCGAGCGTTGATATGTAACATGTTGGGCAAACATTCAATCGGAGTAGTGGCCTCAACGTTGTGAAGACGGGATTGTTGTGTAGGTTTAACCACTGTTGCCATTGGTGCCTGTTTTCACAACAAATGATTCCATACATCACATTGTATAAATTACAAAGTAGGTGCTGTCCTCAGAAACATCATCTACTTAAAGATTTTGCCTTCTACTATTGAGCGAAGTCGAAAGCGTCTGGCACTAACGAAAAGTGCAAGTAGCGGTGCGTTTCCTGGCAGAAACTAAACCGTCGCGATTGGCACTGTTGAGTAATAAATACTGGCAGTGCTGAATTGATGGTGTAGCTCAGCGGTAGAGCAGTTGGCTGTTAACCAACTGGTCGGTGGTTCGAATCCACCCACCATCGCCAATTTAGGGGAGTTAGTCCGTAGAGGTAGCGGTGTAGACTGTAAATCTACTGTCATTGCGACTCGGGTGGTTCGACTCCATCACTCCCCACCAAATTGCCGGTTTAGCTCAGTTGGTAGAGCGCCTGCCTTGTAAGCAGGATGTCAGCGGTTCGAGTCCGTTAACCGGCACCAACACAACAGGAAAGAGCATTGAAAACCGCCGAGACTGCCCTGTTTTAAGCGTAAGTCCGTGCAAACGTCATACAGTGCTCTTTTCGTTGTGGTTGATGCGCAGACTGATGCGCGGAAAGAAATGCCCCAGCGACACACGAGGCGAGTTCACACACTGCAATGCAGTCAGTAGCCGGGGTCGCTAAGCCGGAGATCAGTACCGGTAACCACAACAATTGGAGAGTAGGGAGCATGGTGCTCAAGCGGTCTTGAAAACCGTCCCATTGCGCAAGCGATGATGGTTCGATTCCATTACTCTCCGCCAGACACAGCGTTGAGCGGTTTGGCCTTTTAATCACCCAGATTAAGACTCCGCTAACATAAACCAGACCGCTCAATGCTGTGATAGACAATTACGGCAGACGTTCTTAACCATAGCTTGCTAACATCCTAGCAACACTTTTTTCAGCGCAAAATTCAAAGGGGCTTCGGCCCCTTTTTTGATTTGTTGACACTTAGTTATATTCACGTATCGTTTTATCGCTTTGATCCGAGGCAGCGTTAGACTGCCTTCATGTTCCTGATTAGATCGCAGCAGTTAAACATGGAGACAAATTAATGAAGAAGTGCCATCTCAATATTTTCGCATCTCTAATAATTGCGTTAACACTAACAGGGTGTAACGAATCTGAAATAGATGAATTAACGTTAATAGGCAAAGATAAAAGTGAACTTGAACAAAATTATAAAGCCCAATTCAAGAAGCTAACACAAAATGTTGAAGTGTTTATTCTTCAAGATAAAAATAGTCCGACTGAAAAAGAACCGCATACGAATGGCAACCTGATCGACGGAAAAGTCGAAATGTCATTAACCAGTAATGTTGGTAAGTATACATTCATCCAGATAAGTGAAATGCTGACAAAGGAGTACGGAAAACCCGTTGCTACAAAAGATCGTGTTTTTAACAGAGAAGCAGTATCTGGCATGGACTGTATTGAAACTAAAACTTGTGGAGCTGGTAAATATTATGAAATCTTTCGAGGGAAGGATAGATTGATTATGGTGTCAAACGGTGCCGGTCTTTTACACGAAAAGGAAGGTGTAACACTACTCACCATCACCGATAAACAATTTAAATTTTCTCGTTTAGAAGAAGATAAAATAAAATAATGACAGGGGCGTATACGCCCCTATCTAAAATTTGACATTAAACATATATTGCATCTGGTATCAGCAATTTTTGTGCGCTATGTAAGTCCTTACCTGCAATCAGTCTCATAAATATCGGATTTTACGTAGCGTACCATCGTTACAGCAAGCATCAAATTATTCACTGACATTTATGCGCTGAAAACAGCGTTACTTACCGTAAAATAACAATTTTCAGCGCAAAATTTAAAGAGGCTTCGAATCTGCACAACCTATTGTGCGTACTCGCCCAATTTTAATGTTTCACGCTTATATTCATCAACTATCTCACATGATTTAATATAGATATGGCACAATAGGTTATCACTATCATCATTATCGTTTATTGCCATAAGTGCCAACTTTTTCTCATATTCATCGATCGCATCACTCAACTGATCACCTGTAATTACATCTGACTCACTCGAGAAATATAACTGCCCAAGATTTACCGCATTTTTTCCAGTTTTTCTTTGCTCTATGTAATTTTTAATCATATCCTTCACATCCTTTTCACTACTCAGTATTTCACTTTCGAAATGGACATGCTCTGAAATCGACGCGACTCTGCAACCGATCAAACGATGAATATAGTCATCAATAGACGTAACACTATCATTAGCTTTTTTTAGTGCTTCATCAAAAATGCTCTTTACCTCATTTGGCAAATTTTTAAAATAATCATCAATTAAACCAGATAATGGTGTTTGGTAGTTCATTAATACCGATGAAGCAACTTGCGGACGACGAGCCACCCAGATTTCTTTGACTTCAACTTGAGAATAATATTCCTTAATCACGTTCCAAAAGTATTTTAACATCTTGGTTTTAAATATTTTATCAAATCTATCCTTTATAAATAGCTCTACTTCAGGCATGCTTGAATAAGCATCATCAAAGAATATTTCATCTTTGAAAAAATCATATTTATTTAATAAAGCATACAGTTTTTTTGAATCCAGCGGTTCACGAGAATCGATGTCCAATCCAAAAACTGCAATAACCAACTTCATTTGCGGTGGTATTTTTCCACTCAATTGAATAATATATTCCATTTTTTCATCAAAACAATTTCCATCTATGTAAAATCGGTTATCTACATAGACTAATATATTGGTAATATGTTTTATGTACTGAATAACCTCATGCTTTCTTACCAATGGATAAAAAAACGAATGCATTTCATTTTTATTAAATTGTTTTTTTGTCTGTTCAATGATTGGTATGACATTATTGTACAACTCATCATGCTGATTTAATAAAGTGTCAAACCATTCTTTGAAAGAATTTTTTCTCATCTCAATCAATGAATCGGTAGTTATCCTAACGGCCTCCAGTGCTGCCTTTGCACTTTTTCTTGCTTCATAGGCGTTCCACGCTGTTGCACAAAAAGCCGCTGTCGTTATAAAACTACTCAATACAGCAATTTGGTCTGTAACCTTCCAATCTTGAAATGGCTCAAGTAGTAAACCTAAAAACAAAATTATTATGGAAAACATTAGAATTGCAACAGAAATAAAAACAGGCATGTATGCTCTCGTACTTACCATTGTTAGTTGCATTAAATATTAACTAAATTAAGTTGTGATTAACAGGCAAGTTTACGATGTATTGCAGACATTAAATAGGTTTTTACTTACCTATCTTTTATAGTAATATTTATTTTCTGGTTAAGTAACACATAATTATTATGAGGTAAACATGACTATCGTTATCTACGGACGAGATAACTGCTCATATTGCAAACGTGCGGTCGAGCTGGCGAAACAACTAAAGGGACACGGCTATGGTGATTATGAGTACATCGACATCACCACTGCCGGTATCGATAAGGAAAAACTTAGCGAAATTGTTGGCAAACCGGTAGAGACTATCCCCCAGGTACTGATCGATGGCCAACCGATTGGCGGATACACAGAACTGGCTGCATACGTCACCACTCTCTAATTTTAACGGCTCACAGGAGCCGTTTTTGTTCCCACCAAACTCACGCTTGGTTCCCTTAAAATTCAAAAAACAACGGCTAAATGATTCCATACCTACTATGTATGGAATCATTACTGAAAATGAGTTACTTTTACTCTTGATCCTATAAGAATCTATGCCTAATATACTGTTTACTTATACAGTGAATCGGCGTAACTCGGTGATTGTCATATGAAAAATAGCTTTGACAGAGCACGCGCTGCGGAGAACACCTCAAAAGAGGCGATTGAGTATCTCGAAAGAGCATCTCAAATGCAGGCCGTTATGATCTCGCAGGTTAGCAATGATATGAGATTCTCGGACGCATTCATGTTATTTACTCGCTTATCTCTGCTGATAACCAGACGTCGGCCAGAGATCGCTGTTCATTGTATTTTGATACATGTTTTGCCGCACATTGCCGATGTAAAAGTAAGTGACATTAATAGGTTCATGGTGAACCAACTGGTCAACCCACTAATACTGGATGGCAAAATTGTTATGGGCCGCCGCGTTTTCTCTCTGATGAAGCAGTTCCTTAGCTGGTGCGCCTTCCAGGGGATGATAGACGTGTCACCGTTAAACGATATGTCACTAAACAAAGTTGCCGGTGGCGCAAAGCCCACACCTCGCGAGCGGAAGCTGACCGACGCAGAGGTATGGGTGTTCTGGAATATATGGGACTACTTCAATGTGTGCGCTGGTACAAAATGGGCGGCCAGGCTGTGTCTTGTATCCGCAAGACGACCTGACGAAGTACTGCGGGCTAAAAAAAGTGAGTTCAATCTTAAGCGTGGGGTTTGGAATCAAGGCAAGAGGAACAAATCTGCCCGTGAGCATTCGCTGCCTTTAAGCACATTAATGCGCACATGTATTGAAGAGTTGTTCGAATACGGTAAAGGCAGCCAGTGGCTCGTGCCTTCGAATAAAAAAATCGGGAAAGATCTTCCTATGTCTAAAGTGGCAATAGCCCAGGCATTACGTCGTATCCTGGAACGACCAGAACTGATGGAGCTTGAGCCATTTACACCCCGAGACTTGCGCCGTACTGCGCGTAGTTACTTCCCAGCATTAGGCATAAGCCAGGAGGTATCACGCAAAATCATGAACCACAGTCTTGAGGGGATAGATCGAGTCTACGACCGGCACGATTATATGGACGAGATGCGAGACGCCTTAGAAAGTTTCTCGACGTACATCGCATCAATCGTAGAGCAACCGGATTTAGACGAAATTGACCACAAATTCAAGGGAGATCGTCTATCAACAGAGCTTATTCGTGTAAATTTTTCATAGAGACTTTATGGCCTCAACAACCTTTTGTGATGCGCCTTTCTCTTTACCGAATCGCTCGTTATATGCAGCAAGAACCTGTTTTTCGTCCTCGTTAAGAGGAGCGGTGCCTTCTTTGTATAAAAATGCTGCGAGTTCAGGTTGGCGTTCTTCCAGCACCATCATCATAAGACGACTTGGCTCAATACCCAGCGCCAGCGCCAACGGACGAACCTTATCGATAGGCAAAGGAATTTTGCCACTTTTAATTAAAGAAAGGTTGTTGGCATTTTTATAACCAATAAGTCTGGCTATTTGGGCCTGACTCATAGGTGAGGATTCAATCAGCCCTGCGATAAAAGCAGCATAGCGACTTTCTATAAATTCAATCTTGTTGTCAGACATTGTTACAACCTTTGCGCGTTCAATTCTCTCTGGTAAGTGCTTACCGATATTACATCAAAGGTTAGGGTTGTAAAGCTATTATCATTTTTTCGATAGGCACTTAAAAGACCGGTTAAAGGCCATTGCACGGAGAAAAATTAGCCCAAAACAGGTAAGAAAATTAACTTGCATATGATATGAATGTATTCAGTATTGATATAAATTTTAGTAGTATTCCTTACCATAGTATAAGTTAGAATGGATTGATTGAATGAACACCACTATTTCCAGCCTAATCGCTCTTGAGATCGGACACGTACAGAAATTAGCTGATGAGTGTGTAGCTGACATCCTCACCGATCTACCGAATGAGCAGATTCAGGTTGGTGTGAATGACACAACTGGCTTTATATTCGAACTTAACAACAAACGCTTCACGCTTCTCAATATCGGCTCCGGGTCTTTAGCCGTCAGAATCTGTTAACCCCTCTTCTCCCTGCGCGAATGGCTTAGTTCCCTGTTCGCGCAGTGCTACATTAAACACACTAGTAAATAATTTGTTTTCATAACAAAGGATTAGCCATGTCTAAAAAACGTTCCATCAAAGAGGTTCAGGACTTCCGTGACAGTGTAAAACGAGTAGTCGCTCTCCTTTCAGGTAAAAACATCCCTGTTGCAGAACGAGGGGACGACGCTTATGTACGCTATAACGATGATGGAGAGCCAATTCTCGTAAACATCCCATCAATCCCGGATAACGCAACACCGGCATTGATGAATGCTGTGCGCGGATTTCTCGATCATGAGGTTGCTCACATTTTGTTTACCGATATTCGTGTGTCCAACAAAATGAGAGAAAAAGGACGCGTTCCTTCCTGGTCGCTATGGAATGCCTTAGAAGACGTGTTCATCGAGCGAAAAATGGGTCAGGTCTTTAACGGAACAAGACGTAATCTGATGGCAACTCAGCGCCTTATAATCGAAAAAGTCTTTAAACCAAAGGCTTCAGAGGCTATTGCTTATTGTGGCAAAGATCAGCGCGCGCTTTTTCTAAACTTCTTTCTCTGTCCGGTTGTAAGAGCCTGGGATGGCCAAGCACCGTTCGTAGATTTCATGGATGAACATTGGCCTGTCATTGAGAAACCAATTTCATTATTAAAAGAACATGGTATCGATGTGGCCGTGCGTAACATGTCTTGCACCGAGGATTGTGTAAAGGTGGCTGCGACCATAGCTAAGATCCTCAAAGACACTGAAAGTGAAAGCAAAGGTAAGGAGTCAGCTCCGGGAAAAACTTCCGATCCTTCAGACGCTGACCAGACGGATGCCTCTGGAGAAAACAATGAAGACAACGAAGATCATGAGACTCCCTCAGTGTTAGATAATTACAAATCTATCAAATCAGAATCACATAGTAAGTACAAACATGATAATAACGACAGTGATGATTCAGATAATTCTGAATCATCAGAAACAATATTCGATGATACAGAAAATGATAAAGAGGTATCAGATTCTGATGCTTCTGATAACGCGGCGTCAGAATCATTAACCGCTGACCACGAAAAAAGAAAAACGACAGAAGACGGCTCTTCAGATATCCCAACTCCGTCAAAAATGAGTCTGGAAGAGGCTTTAGAGGAGTTGGATAGCATGGAAGATGAAGTCGGAGGCATGACAGAAGATGCGCTATCCGAAACGATTAAAAGCGAGTTAACAGAAAGCTCGAAAAGCGAATACAGGCCATACAATCGCTCATACGACTTCATCGGCTCGATTGATCAGGCAGAAGCCCATATCAAACGGCTTATTAAAACATTCTCCGATATTGATTTGGGAGGATATCCAATCAGCCGCTATCGCATCGTTCCTGAAGGCAACCAGCTCTTCGACAAATATATTGAAAAGCATCTTTCGTCAGGTGTTTCGTCGACGCTGGCAAAAGACCTGGAGCGAGCAATAGCAAGCAGAAACAGAGTTCAGTTTATACCGGGCCAGCGTCGGGGGCGCATTCATGGTTCTAGTATCTACAGATTAGCAATGAATGATGCTCGCGTGTTTCGTAAAAAAGAAGAATCTAAAGCCGTTAACGCCTGTGTTCAACAAGTGATTGATTTATCAGGTTCAATGAGTGGTATAACGATTAAACTGGCTCTTGCAAGTGCATATACCATCGCCGATGCCCTTGATCGAATAAATGTTCCCAACATTATCACCGGCTTCACTACATTTGGTAGTCATATGGCGGCAGGAGAACTTAAGGCTGTCAAGTATGAGTTCTCTCGCTTTGAATCTTTAATGCTACCTATCATCAAAAATTGGAATGAAAAGGTAAATTCTCGCGAAGTTCGCTCACGTATGGGGTGTGTAGGCTACACATTCCCACTTCTTAATAACGTGGATGGTGAAAGCATAGCCAGCCTTGCATCGTTATTTTCCGGTCGCATGGAGGACAGGAAGATCATGCTTGTTCTGAGTGATGGCGCGCCGTGGGCTGTTGGGAGAGGTTTTGACGCTCATTTGCGTTCAGTTGCGAAGCAAATTGAAACGCAGACTGATATTGATTTGATGGCAATTGGCATCATGACTGACGCACCGGAGAGATTTTACTCAAATCATGCCCTGGTAACGAGCGTTGATAGTCTTGGTTCATCTGTAGTTACTGAACTATCTCGTATCATTTTAAAGTGAACAAAACAGCCTTAACGATAAGTAACCACTTACGATATATAATGATATATTTATATAAGAAGTTGAACGCTCATTAGAGAACAAAGGAAAAACGCATGACGACTACTGCACTGCAAAATGAAAAAAATCCTTCTGATTACCTTGTTTGCAAGTGGTGCGGCAAATCATTTCACTATTTTAAGTCCCATGTAGCCAATGGTAATTGCGAGGGCATTCCTGAGTCAGTAAAAGATGCCGATCCTGACACCGTACTGAAAATGTACACAACGCAGTTTCCAGATGAACCAACGCTATCGAAAAAGGCACTTGATGCAATTCAAGCTAAACGTGCCGAGCAAAAAAGCGAAATGGCCAAATCTTCTGGCTTGACCAGTAGCCCTGGCTACACAGGCACAGTTGAGTACAAGACAGATCTGGTCGCAGCTCACGAACTGCTAAACGTAACGGTGGAAGAACTCGGAACAAAACGTGGGACGCCGCTCATGGTTAGCGTCAACGTCAATACGCCGTATCCAGAGTTCGTTCCCGAAGTGAAGAAAGGCTACGTATATGGCGACTTCGAACTGATCAAAGATATTTTCATGATGCTTGAACTTGGCATACCTGGCTATTTGTGGGGTCATGCAGGAACAGGCAAATCGTCATTGCCTACACAGCTATGTGCTTTGCTCAATCGTCCGTTGATCCGTGCCCAACATACAGCATCAATGGAAGAGGCACATGTTACGGGGCAAATTCTGGCGCGTGATGGCTCTACGTATTTCGAACCTGGCTTGCTTGCGCTCGCAATGAAGCATGGCTGGGTTTACCTCGCGGATGAATACGACTTTGCGTTTCCACAAATTCTTGGCGTGTATCAGCCAGTGCTGGAAGGTGAAGCGTTGGTCATCAAAGAGGCAACTCCAGAATGGCGTCGCATTACTCCGCATGAACGGTTTGCTTTCATTGGCACTGGCAACACGAACGGATCTGGTGATGAAACCGGCTTGTACCAGGGTACAAACATCCAGAACGCCGCGAACTTTTCGCGTTTTGGCATCGTTTCGAATGTGAAATACATGAGCAAAGACGCAGAGATCAACATGTTGACAAATGCAGGCATCGTGGATGAATACGCTGAAAAGATGGTTAAGTTTGCCGGTATCGTTCGCGATGGATACGAAGAACACCTCATTAGTCAGCCAATTGGCCCTCGTGAACTTTTGTTGTCGGCCAAGATTGGAATGATGCGAGGCGACTTTGTGACAGGTATTGAGCGTTCTTTCATTAACAAACTCCCTTCAGCTTCTGCACAAGCGGCTCGTGAAGTTGTTCAAAAAATATTTGGTTAATCGTGCGTAAAGGATGTTTCGGCTCTCTTATCGCTGCTTCTGAAACTGGTAAGGCTTGTCTGGTGTGTCCAGACAAGCCCGATTGTCACCAATCAGCAAAAGAAGTTGCGATTTCGATGCATGGGAAGTTCGTAGGCTTCCCCAATGACAAAATCAAAAAAACCAGAAATGTAAAAACACATGAAGGCACTGATGGTTCGAACTGACTTCTCACTTGGGGAGTCGGCTCTAAAAGCAGAAAACGCGGTGAAGATTGCCAGAGAAGCTGGCTACACCGCTGTAATTTCAGCAGATAGCATGAATATTGCGAGCGTTATTCCACTACAACGTGCCGCTGGTGACGACATGGCGGTTATTTGTGGTGTGAAACTAAACATTGTTGATGATCCCACATACGAGCACCGGGCTAAACTTGCTAAAGAATCTATGAGATGTATGGAATCATTAGAGCGGGGACGTAACTACTCGTTTACCGCTCTAATTAAAAATGAGCAAGGATATCGCGACATCTGCGAACTAATGACGGTGGCCAACACACGAGAACAGTTCTACTTTGTACCGCGTCTCTCGCTCGAACAGTTGGTTTCTACATATGCCAAAGGCAACATCATCCTGCTCACTTCCGACATCGGTAGCGTGTTCCAACGCAACGATTTTGCAAAAATCATAAGCTCACTGATTACAGCGGGCGGGAAAGACAACTTCTATAGTGTGGTTTATCCGCACCCTACCCCATTCTACGACCAGATTAACGTCCGAGCGATGAAAGTCGCCAGCGCACTGAAAATAGAGCCAGTAGCGTTCTATCCCGCTTATTACGAATCGATCGACGATGCAGACATTAAAGACATTGCGCACATGGTTACGAACAACATAAAAATCGACCAGCCGCATCGTCTGCGTATCCCCCACCAGCGAGATAACGCCATCAATGGTCGTCGCCATCTCCTTGAGGCGCTTAAAGCCTTCTCCGTTCGCATGGATGTGCCGGTAACAGCTGCAATGGCCTCAACAACGCAGGACTCCATTATCGATGCCTGCACATGGCGCTGGCATGAATTGCCACCAGCACTGCCCAAGATGGCAGACGACGAACCTGCAACGCTGATGAAACTGGCTGTTGCAGGGCTGCGTAAACGTCTTACCACAAAAGAGTTTGGATACACACCACCTGCTTCTGAGAACAGGGTTTATGTTGAGCGGCTAAAGTACGAAATGGACACGCTGACTCGCCTGGGATTCTGTGGTTACTTCCTGATGGTACGCGATCTGATGAATCACAGCCGTGAAACTGGCATTCCTGTCGGGCCTGGTCGTGGTTCCTCTGCCGGTTCTCTGGTGGCGTGGTGCATAGGCATAACCAACGTCGACCCAATCCGTCACGGTCTTCTGTTTGAGCGTTTCATCAACCCTGAGCGTCTCGACTTGCCGGATGCGGACTTGGACTTCAGCCAGGCACGTCGCCATGAGGTGATCGAGTATCTGAATGAACGCTACGACGAAGATTACGTTGCAGGCATTCCGAACTTCACCTACCTGGGCGCAGCCTCTGCACTACGTGACACCGCTCGTATTTATGGTGTGGAGTCCGCAGATATGGCGGTATCAAAAGAACTGAAGAACGTCGAGGATGATAGCCTTCCATTGGAAGAGCTGCGCGAACAACTGGCAAGTCTCGACAAATACGCAACAAAATATCCTGATGCATTCAATGCAGCCTGCAAGTTACAAAGCCTTATGCGTGGCTTTGGTAGACATGCGGCAGGGATGATCGTAGCAGGTGTTCCTCTAACAGAACGTACACCGGTTGAGCGCCGTGGTGACGCGCGTTGTATCGCATTTGACAAGCGTTACTGCGAGGCTATGGGCCTAATTAAGCTGGACGTACTTGGTCTGGCAACTCTCGATTTGCTCGATAGTGCAAAACGCTACATAAAAGAGAACACAGGTGAAGATATCAATCTTGATGCCATTTCTCTTGAAGATCGCAAGGTGCTGGATGGTTTTGCTGCTGGGTACACTCAAGGTGTTTTCCAGCTTGAATCAGGCCCAATGCGCAAGCTGCTTAAAGATTTAGGTGGTGGAATTGAGCCAATGAGCTTTAAAACGGTTGTTGCTACGACTGCGCTCTTCCGGCCGGGGCCAATTCAGTCAGGCATGTTGGATGACTATGTTTCTGTAGCCAAAGGCTTTATGACGCCGGAATCATTACACCCCGTTCTTGATGAACTTACCGCAGAAACAAATGGCGTGATTCTCTATCAGGAACAGACGATGAACGCGACTCGATTGCTTGCTGGCTTCACAATGGCTGAAGCTGACGGCGTTCGTAAAGCGATCGGTAAAAAAGACATGGAAAAAATGAAGAGCATGGGCGAGAAGTTCATCGTTCAGGCTCAAGCTGGCTGGATAGACGTTGAGCTGGAAGATGGCACTACACAGCGCATTCACCGTGCGGAACATTTTAAATGCGAAGACGGAACTCTGAAAACTGTCGAAGAGGCACTTGAGTACGGCGCAAAACTACCTATAAACGCAGTACGCGTTACAGCGTCACATCCAGGGCTATCAGAGATGAAAGCGAAGGAGATCTGGACCGCATTCGAAAAGAATGGTGCCTACCAGTTCAACAAATCACACTCTGTTGCTTACTCCTTAATCAGTTATCAATCTATGTGGTTGAAAACTCATTATCCCGCGGAGTTCTTCGCTGCTGCTCTCACTATTCTTGGCGAAGATAAACACCAGGGGCTGGTTAAAGATGCGCTGACCTATGGTATTCGCGTATTGCCACCAGACGTTAACGTGTCATCTAACCGAATCGAGATCCGCACGCTTGAAGATGGCAGCCAGGTGCTGTATGCGCCCTTCTCTGCTGTGAAAGGGTGTTCTGAGAATGGCTGCCAAGCCATCATGAGAGCGCGAGAAAAAGTTGGCGGCAAATTCGAGTCACTGGCGCAATTCGAAGAAGCTGTCGAGAAACGTGCCTGTAATAGTCGAGTGCGCGAATCGCTGCAAAAAGTAGGGGCGTTTGCATCCATCGAGCCAGGCAGTCTGCCAGCAACTGATCCAGAGCGCCTACGCGACCAGGCTGAATTGATGGGAAACCTTGTCATAGACGCAGTTAAAGCCTCACGTCCGTTTGAGATGAACCCCAAACGTTCGGCTGAAATTAACGTACTCATGACGCGGATGGCGGCTGAAATGGGCTTAGGTGATGAACTAATCCGCCCCAGCATTGGTATTAAGCCGAAAATCATGATCATTCTGGACAATGCGAACGGCAATGATGCTCGAACCGGTTACTTTATGGAGAACGGATACGACGACTTTAAGGCCAAGCTATTGACGGCTGGAGATTTACGCATGGGCGATCTCTATGTCACAGGTGTTTGCAAGAAGGTTAAAGACAAAGAAAAAGACTACACCAAAGACGAGATCGGCCAGTTCACCGACTTTATGCGTGAAGAGATCAATCTGGTGCGTCCGACCTATGTGCTGACGTGTGGCAGCCGGGCAACTTCATTGTTTAACAACAAAAACAAGCCATCCGATTTGGTCGGCAGGAAGGAGTATCTTCCAGACCTTGACGTTACTGTCTTTTACGGGTTTAACCCCAACATTCTTTACTTCAGACCTGAAGAGGGAGAACGACTAGAAGCGATATTAGCCGACGTAGCAGAAACCATTAAGACGTGATCCCATAAACATGGCCTCTATGGCCATGTTTTCTCTTATCCCCTCATATCCCCTATCCTCGAACTCCTTGCCTTATCATCACAATGATATAATCAATATAAGATGATAAGTAAAAAGGAAAGCATATGATCACCGATATTTACGAGAAAATAATGTCTGATCTCGAGTTTGACCGAGACAATCTGGAGGAAGTCTGGCGTAGACAACCCCGCCTTTTAATGGAGTATGGCTCAAAACTCGCTCATGCAGAAAGAAGTGTCGCAGAGGCAAAACTTAACCTTGAAGCTGTTGAAGCAAAGCTATACGACACAGAGCGTAAGAACTTGAGTATGAACGGCATTAAGTTCAACGAATCTGTACTGGACGCTAAGGTTAAAACAAACCCACAGTATCTGTCTAAACGGCAGAAGTTGGATGAAGCACGGCACATCGCAGACATATACAAACATGCTGTCGCCGCCTTTTCGCATCGCCGAGACATGATCGTTCAGGCGTCAAAGATGGCCATCGTTGAATTAGAGCGATTAGGCTCTGAACGCTTTATTACTCCCCGTTGATTTTTGATAGATAATAAGTAAGTACTGATCTATTATTTAACAGCTCGAAAGAGCCACGAATGAACGAAAGCCCAACGCGCATAGCGCCATCGGCCAAATCACAACAAGGAGAAACACATGTCTAAGACATTACTTGATTTGCTTAACAAAACTCGTGAAGACATTGCCGCCAAACGTGGTAACAACGTTGATCTGACTCGCTTAAAAGACGGCGTCAACTATATCCGCATCTTCCCGAATAAAGACGACCCAAACGGTAAGTTCTTCCAGACTTTCGGTATGCACTACGTTAAGTATCAGAACGAGGAAGGTAAAGAAGCAACCAACGCTTATATTTGTGAGCAACATACTCACGGTCGCGCTTGTCAGCTATGCGAAATGGTGATGGAAGGTCGCGCTCGTCACAAGGGTAACAAAGCAATGGAAGAACGCATCGGTCAAATGCGTGCCACTCCTCGCTACCTGGTCAACGGCATTCTTTCTGCTCGTGAGGATTTCGCAGATGCTGAGAAATGCCAGTTAATCGAGCTGCCGTCTACTGTATTCGATGATATCTGCAAAGCAATCACCGAAGACATCGCTGATGATATCGGCAATCCACTGAGCAAAGAGGAAGGCTACGCATTCCTGATTAAACGTACTGGCTCTGGTCGCGATACCAAATATGACGTCTCGCCTAAGCGTAAAGTCTACAAAGGCGATATCGAAGATAAATTCTGGAATACCCAGCATGATCTGATCGCATACGCAAATCAAGCTGATGAAACTCGTCTTCTGTCGACAGTTCGCACTATGGGTCGTCTGATTGGCATCGCTGCACCAACTGCCGCAGCATCTGCACCAGCAATTTCCTCAACCGCGAAAACATCGGCTGCGGCACTACCTGGATTTGGCTCTGTCACTGGTCATACGGAGGGTGCGACTGCTGTAGCTACCGCTCATACCCCAGCTTCTGAACCAACCAGTCTGGTTGATGAAGAAATCCTCCGTGCCGTTGAAACTGAATTTAAACCAGAAGCAAGTCCCGCTGCCGTTGCAGTATCAGTCAAAGAGTCTGAAGCAGTCGCAGCGACATCTGTAGCAGCCGCATCTGCGACGGAAGATGAAGGTCTGGATGACCTACTGAGAGAGCTGGACTCTCTGTAATCCCATTACGTGACCAGTAAGGCGTCTACGGACGCCTTACTTTTTGGAAGGAATGTACCGGTGAATTATCTCTTCGTAGATGGCAATAGCCTGGGTTATTACCACCAACAATCTGACAAATTGCACAACGGCGAAATGGAAGTACAGGCTGCTTTCGGCTTTGTTAAGAACGTCCGTCGTTATGCCTCCATCCTCCATGCCCGACCTATGATTCTTTGGGATGGATTTAGTGACAAGCGTCGCGACTTTTACCCGGACTACAAAGCAAATCGCGACGACGATCCTGATATGAAAAAGATGAAGGAAGGCTTTGCTATCCAGAAGCCATACATCCTCAAAATGATGACCGCGCTTGGAGTTACCCAACTCATTGCAAAAGATGCAGAAGCGGATGATCTGGCCGGGCTGCTGGTAGCCAGCATTGCACCGCAGCCAATCGTTGAACACATCTATCTGTTAACAGGCGATAGCGACTGGCTTCAGTTAGTTCGCGAAAACGTAAGCTGGGTAAGCCTGCGCGAAGACGCCAAAAACAAGCAGGTTAATTTTGAGCAATTTGCGGAACTGACAGGATTCGCTACTCCTCGCGCATTTTTGGAAGCAAAAGCATTACAAGGCGATAAATCGGACAACATTAGCGGTGTTGGTGGCATTGGTGCTGGCGGTGCGAAAGAGCTGCTGCATGAATGGGGAAGTGTCGCAACGATGGTACGCGGTATCAACGACGGCTCAATCGTGGTTGACAAAGGACGCCATAAGACCGCCTTCAACAAACTAGCGAAGAATGCCTTCAACGAGAAAACAGGCTGTCGAATGCTCGAAGCGTTCAAGAGAAACATCACGCTAATGAACCTGATTGAGACGAAGTTTCCGCCTACCGAAATCGAAACAATCAAAGGCAATCGTGACGTGAAAGCATTCGAGCAACTGTGCTACGAGCTGAATTTCCGTTCGTTCCTTGAAGACCTTGAAGTGTTTGTTCTTCCATTCGAAAGGTATTGCTAATGCTTAAATCGATTATCAATGGCGCTACAACCACCCCTGCCCAACTGGCAAAAGAGATTGTCTTTTATCACGGTGAGTACGCTGTCATCGCACTGCCGTCAATTCTAGGCGCTGCCGGAATGAAAGCGACAGATCGCGAGTTTGGATTAGTCAGCGAGCAGGTCGTAAAAATCCTCGCTCGTGTATCCAGACTCCTTAACCACGATGCGATTGTATTCGATGAATCCGCCGCTTTAAAACGAATCAACGAAACAAAAGGAGCCTGATCATGGCAAAAGGAAAATCCGCACTGGCACTTGCTCTGAAAAAGAAAATCGGTAGCAACGACGAAATTCAGAAAGTAACTCATTGGATTGATACAGGCTTTCCACCGTTAAACAAAGCTATTTCTGGTCGTTACGATGGCGGCTTCCCATGTGGTCGTATCGTCGAAGTATTCGGTCCTCCAAGTGCAGGGAAAACGTTCCTTGCAACAGCAGCGATGATCTCCGCTCAAAAACAAGATGGTCTGGCGGTATTCCTCGATCATGAAAACAGTTTTGACGTTGGCCTGGCTGTAGCCAATGGCCTGAACGCAGATGAAGATGACGGCCAGTGGGTATACAAGCAGCCAGATACCTTCGAAGACTCTGTGGAGTTGATCGGCACAATACTTAAATTGGTACGTGATGAAGAGCTTATCCCTGAATCAGCACCTATCTGTATCGTGGCGGACTCACTTGCGTCTATGGTTCCGAACTCCAAAGCCGAGAAGTTCGAAAAGATGGCTGAAGGCACTGCCAAAGACAAAGATCAGCTAAACATGAATGACAATACGGCGCTGGCTCGTGCGACGAGTGCGAACTTCCCCACTCTGGCTTTGTGGGCACGCAAATACAACGCCTGCATCATCTTCTTGAATCAGGTTCGCACAAAAATCGGTGTAATGTTTGGCGACCCTACGACGTCACCAGGTGGCGATTCGCCGAAGTTTTACGCTTCTGTGCGCATCCGTCTCGGTGCATCGGTGATGAAGGATGGTAAAGAGAAGATCGGTCAGGACGTAGGCGCAGAGTGCATCAAAAACAAAGTTGCACCACCTTATGGCAAGTGCACCTGGAAATTCTACTTCGATCCTACTCGTGGCCTCGACGTTATCGAATCGCTCGTCGAGTACATGCTGGATGAAGGATACCTGCCAAAGAACGCAAGCGGTCGAGTAGAAATTGGCGACAAGAAATACACCAAATCACAGATCGTCGAGATGTATCGGGAGAAGCCACTAGCTGAAATCATTGCGGCTTTGCAGGCAATCGACGACCGGAGAGCAAAAGACACCCCCACCGAGTCAGTAGAAGAGTAAACACAAGGCGTCCACAGGACGCCTTTTTTATCTCTTGAAAATATATAAGTACCTACTTATTATTTTCGCATAACAACCACATAGGAAAACACATGATCAAAATCTATCTATTGGCAGTAACCACAGGCCTTTCAGTGGCTCTCATCTACGGTTTACTGGTTCCGTCGCTGATTTCTACCAAGAGTGATTTAGCCGTCATGTTTGGAATTATCGTTGGTTTTGGTGCTCCTGTAATCGGTCTTATTGCTGGTCGTAAATTTATTAACTCATTAATCAAAGCAAAGGGGAAATAAGTAATGAAGAAAGGTTTACTTGCAGTTGCTCTGGCGGCTATTTGCACAATGGGTCTTACTGGCTGTGATCGCGTGGAGCCTGGATACGTTGGCATCAAAGTAAACAAATTAGGTGAAGACAAAGGGGTTGGTGAAGTAGTTGGCGTTGGTCGCCAATGGACAGGTCTTAACACCGAACTTTACGTATTTCCGACCTTCAAACAAATGAAGACCTACGACGAACCGTTCACATTCCAGATGAGTGACGGTACTGCTATTGGTCACAAAATTGGCGTTGCATATCTGGTTAATCGTGACAAGGTAACGACGGTGTTCCAGACCTATCGCAAAGGCGTAGACGATATCACCGAATCAGATCTGCGTCAGAAAATTGCCGACTCTCTAAACCGTTTGGCCAGCCGTATGACCACTGACTCATTTATCGACGGTGGTAAGGCGCAATTGCTGGACAACGCACTGAAAGATATTCAGAAAGAGATGTCTCCGGTTGGTATTGAGGTACTGAGCCTGTCATGGGTTGGAAAGCCTGATTACCCAAAAACCGTCATTGAATCTATCAACGCCAAAGTAACGGCTAACCAGCGTACTCTGCAACGTCAGCAGGAAGTTGAACAACGTAAAGCTGAGGCGAATATGCTACGTGAACAGGCTAATGGTGAAGCTGATGCTATCCGTGCTCGTGCGCAAGCAGAAGCAGACGCCATTCGTCTGCGCGGTGAAGCTCTGCGTCAAAACCCGAACGTTATGGAACTGGAAGCCATCAATAAATGGAATGGCCAGTTACCGCAGTACATGACTCAAGGGGCTAACACTCCTTTCATTACAGTGAAATAACTCCCCTAAAAAGTTCAGGCGTCCAGTTGGACGCCTTTTTTATCGAAATTATCTTATTAAGAAAACAATTTGTTTAAAAGGATAAGAAAACATGACAGTTATTAAGAAACTCTACGATGCCGCAAACGTGGCTCTGGATGTTATTGATGATGAAGTAGCAAAAGGCTTTCCTGAACCTGATTGGGCGCATCAGCTACGAAACGCTATCGCAGAAATGACCCCACCAGATCCAACCCCCGACGAGACAGACTGGCAGCGATTCATCCGTATGTACGCTCAGGAAATAGGTCCAACGCCAACGGCAGAGCAGGCAATGCTGCTGAAATACTTCAAAGAGGCGGGAGAGGATTTACCAATTGATGACTCAGCATATTGGTTCCACTGCGCATGGCGTAAGTATGACGTGATATTCACACAAGGCATGGGAAGCAAAGATATGGTTGTGTGGCATCTACTCCATATAGACACAGCCGTTGACAGAGTTATTGAACAGTTTTTCCCTAAACAAGAAGATTGATCGCCTATTCATAACTAACAAAATAAGTAAACACTAACCACAAAAGGAAAAACACATGAGAGTTTTAGTTCGAATCGTTACCAGCACTGTCTATGACGTGTTTCCGCTTTTTATGGTCAAAGTCGATGGCCTTAACGATGAAGAAACTGACGCGCTGATCCAGCGTACTCTTGTTGAATATACAGGTCATGACGCTGATTCAGTGATGGTTGATGATGATGGTGTTTGTTGGCATAACGGCAACTGTTGGTACGTAGAAGAGACTCAACAAATCAGTAATGAAGATGCTGAACATCTTGAGCGTATTTTAAGCATCAGCACTTTTGAGTGAGTTTACAGTAAAGTTTATATAAGTTAGTATCTACCTATCATGAAGATTTTTATTGAATACTTGTTACTCATCGTTTCAATAGCTTTTGTCATCGACTGCATTTTCACTGGTGTCATTCGTAAAGTCTTTTCCCCGGTGCACGACGTAGTCATAAACGCTTTGGCTATCGTGCTCGTATTTAATTCAGCATTTGATGTAATCAAAGAGGTGGCAGCATGAAGGCCATCCCATTCGCTCTGTTGTTCCTTTCCTCGATCGTTGTGGCCGACACCACTGTTTATCAGTGTGAAATGTCTGTAGCCGACGTTAAGAATGGCGCTCTTACCGACGTCATAAAAGCACCATATGGAGCGATGGTCGTAGACAGCGGCGACCAGTTCTATGTTGTGCGTGACGATCGAGTATTGTCATCCCCATATCTCACAAACCGTAATGGCAAATTAACCGGCGTCGGAGAAGACCACTTCGTATACAACAAATACAAGGGCTTCTATGGCGTGCACGCTTCTCAGCAAAGCTACCTTTTCGATGACTGCAAGGAGGTTGGATAATGGCATTAACACTGGCAGGTCTGGAAATCGAGAAAACAAGCGGATACTGGCGTGCTAAGGGTTTCAAGCAGCCTGGCATTCTTGAGCGTCTGGAACGTGAAGATGGGTATATCGTCCACCAGCGACGTGAATGGCGTATGTACGATCCAGAAACAGGAAAACTGACTACAAAAGCCGGAACACTTTGGGGTCTGTTGAAGAAAATACACTAATAGCACCAACCACTGCGGTGAGTAGCCAGCTCACCGCATTCGTATCAGCTCATTATCCACTGTGGTCTGCAGTCCTCTCTTCCTACATATCTGCTAACCACTGTAGCGAGTAGACAGCCTTTCATTCGCATCAAACAACCACTATGGTGAGTATTGGAGTGAGATGTCCAGCGGGTATCCACTATGGTGAGTAAGCCTTTGCTGTTTTCAGTGGATATCCACTCGCCACAGTGGATACGCTCAAAGATGAGGGCGACAACAACCACTATAGACAGTGAATTTTCCAAGATACCCAGTGACCACTAACCTCGCAGCCCTTGTTTCATCAGTGTTAGTGATCACTAACATTTAATTCAGTATTTGCATTCTACTGCCTACAGTGGTTATCAACAGATAACGATACTCATTATAGTGGATAGCGAATTACAGATATAAGTAAGGCTCACTACAGTGGATAGTGAGCCTTACTACTAACTACAGTGGTTGGGCTATTTGCGAGTCTTTGCCTTGCGCAACTCTTCGAGAAGCGCCAGTTCTTCTTTACTCAACATGACCATTTTGCCTTCTTTTTCGTCAGGCACAACGTCGATAATGTCATCTTGATTCTCATCTGGGAGGCTATATTCCGTCTCATCATTATCGATTTTTGTTGATATTTGTGCCTGGCGTAACTTTGGCCGCCTATAGTGGATGACGAAGTAGACCGAGTTTCCGCGCTTAACTTCCGTGTAATCGAGATATCCTATCTCTCGCAGCTGTTCCATAGCCTTTCTTACCGTCGCATTCTGAGTAATAGTGCGACTTGTCAGATTAAGTCTGGCGCGTAAACGGGCTAGTGATATTGGTGCCGGATCAGGCGGCAAACTTTCAATAAAAGTATAAAGCGCCTGAGCGGATTCTTTTCTTGAGAGTTCGTTTATAGCCCGGAGTTGCAGAAGAACCTTTTTGTCGAACTGGTAGAGTTCGAAAATCTTGGGATCTGCTTTCAGTTCGACCGTATCGTGCTTGACACTATATTTTGCCGTTTGCACAAGATGCGTTACGTAAAACTCATCAGAGCCTTTGCTACGGAACGAGATGGTATTTGTGGCAATACGGCTTAGCGAACTGTCCAGGCGTTTGCGTAACTTCGCTGATGACCTGGCGGTCGGAATGCCACACAGTCTTACAAACTCAACGAACGGCAACGTGACAGTATCGCCAACGACCTTGTGTTTGGCAAACGCGTGGATTATTCCCACCCACGTTTTAAAGTCGTTATCCATATCAAGCCGAAGGCCAGAGATCCTTATGTCTTCGTACCCTTCGGCTTTTGCCAGAGACAGCTGTTTGAGTTCAGCAGAGGCATCCATAGAGACCATTTGCCCCTTTCTTCCTCTGGATGTCGATTTCAGCGTCGGAACGAAGAGGCCCAGACGCATCAAAGCAACAGGCTGAACAGTGTTATTAGTGTTAGGAACCAACGTAACAACTTCGCCTGTCTTTTTATCTGTTTCTGAAAATGCTTCAACGATCGCTATGTTTTTATTGCCGTTTTCGCTCATTCCAAATGTCTCTTGTTATTCGACGGCTTTGGTGGCCTTTGCTGATTACAGTGGATAGTAGCACTCATCACAGCGGTTATCCTACCGTCTATAGTGGTTTTTCTCCTCTCTATAGTGGTTGCTTTGCTCCCTATAGTGGATTATTCGCTCTCTATAGTGGATATCGATCATGTCTGAAGGCAGATGGCACAACGGTTTGAGGTGGGCGGGGATCTTATTGGGTCTTTATGGGTCTCTTTGGTTCTCTTTGTGATCTGAATTACTGGATCGGGCCTGTGGATAAAAATCAGAGGATTTCAAGAACAGGTAACTCTACTCTTCTGTGGATATTTAAGGACATAAGAATCATGACTAAGAGTAGAGTTTAAAATATATCTATGTATATCAGTATGTTAATGAAGAATTAAGTCATTAAGTTATCCATAAAAGACAATGTGCTCTACTCTCTACAGTGGATATATACAGCTCTCCAGAGTGGTTGTTTTACTCTTCATAGCGGTTATTCAGCTCTCTACAGAGGTTTCTTTGCTCTCCATAGTGGATGGCAACACCCTTTCAGACCAGTAACCGCAACGGCTAGAGGCGATCGGGGATCTCTTTGGATCTTCTATTTGATCTTACTTGGGATCTCTTATTTGGATCTATCCAGTGGATAACTGGGATAAGTAAAACAGGCAAATGCAGATTAAGGTATGCCTAATGAGTTATCGTAGCATCGGCCAATAACTACTGAAAAAACGATTATGGATCTAAAACGCACGCGCTGGGTTCGTCGTCTTGAGGACGGCTCCTACACTATCGAATCAAATTCCAACCTGAATAAGCAGAAGTTACTTTGTGATATCTGCGGTATAGCGGCGAAGTGCCCGATCTACGAAACCAGAATTAAACTTGATAAGGCTGGTGTGAACTTTCATTTGAATAGTTGTATCAGGTACGTTCCATTGCTCGCATTTCGTAAACCGATCATCGGATTGGATGCGCCCTACTTCAACACACTCCGTTCAGGTGTGACGTGGCGAGATCGTTTATCACCAGACAAGCTGATTTGCCTCGTATCCGCAGACACAGGGAAAATCATCCGTTTTGGGAAAGTAGACAAGGTTTACTCAGGCCCAGTAGACGAAATGTTGCGGAAACACAGCCGGTTTAATCATCTCTGTATGGGTGGTGAGAAAATCGAGAAGGTAGAAGAAGTGATCCGCAAATCCTACGGACACTTTCTGACCAAAGATAGCCTGCTCACAGCAATCTACATCAGACATGTAAAACGTGAGTTCGACCTCGAATACCACAGCGAAGAAGAGCTTAACCTTGTTGACCCACGTCCAAAAGCTGGCGTCATAAGCATAAACGCAGCGCGTAAAAAGCCCACTGACGCGCTGTAACCCTCCAGATCGTATATTGGCGTAGATAGAATCTACGCCCCCTCAAAATAGCTCTCATAGCGTTCTACAGTGATCCTGTCTTATTTTTAGTCATACAGACAAGCAAAGTTGCGCCACAATAAATAGGTATATACTTACTTATAAATTTTGTATATTAAGACGCTCGTTTCATTCCTAACATACCGTTATGCATAGTTGTTTACCTTCTCATTGCTCTTAAAATTTGTATCAAAATAACCACAAAGGAAAAACACATGACTTTGCCATACGGCGTCATTTCTGACTGCCACTACCACAAATGGGATGCGTTCTCCACGACGAACGCAGAGGGGCTTAACTCCAGACTTGAAATACAGTTGGAAGCAACGAAAGAAGCAGCCATCGCCATGAAGAAGGCCGGTTGTAAGTACATGTTGGTTGCCGGTGATACATTTCACGTCCGAGGAACTGTGTCCCCTTCTGTTTTGCATTACGTAACTGAAACGTACAAGTGGATTATCAACGAGCTTGATCTGACAGTAGTAATGCTGGCCGGTAATCACGATCTTGAAACCAACGATTCAGTATATAGCGCCAACGCAGCAGCATCGCTGAGTTCTATCGGCGTGGTAATCGTATGTGGCAAACGCCCACACTCAATAAAAATTGGTGATGTGACTGTCCACCTGATTAGCTGGCGTAACAATCATGCGGAGCTTATCAGCGATCTGAAAGCATTACGTAAGAGCGTAGAAGGTGATAATCATGACGTTGTTATCCATACATCCATTAACAAAGCCATTCCAACAATGCCTGACGTCGGTATCGATGCGCAGGAGTTAAAGGATATCGGCTTTCGTCTCGTGCTTAGTGGGCATTACCACAACCACAAAGAGGTCATTCCTGGAGTTATCAGTGTCGGTGCGCTGACCCATCAAAATTGGGGAGATGTTGGATCTCTGGCTGGTTACATGATCGTAAACCCGGACGGCAGTTTCAGTCACTACGAAACCAGTGCGCCTAAATTCATTAACCTGGAAGATTATGTTGCCGATGACCAAATTCGCGGCAACTACGTGCGTTTCCGCGCCGTAATTGAGAACGATGAAGAAGGCATTAAGTACCAGAACATCCTCAAAACAATGGGTGCAAAAGGTGTCGTGTGCAACTTCATCCGTAAGTCATCAATGATGGAAGGGACAGCAAGCACAACGGAAACCAGCAAAATCGATAGCCTGGGAGAGTCGGTATCTGCTTATTGCAAGATTGTCCACGATACTGACGGCGGATTTGATCTGAGCAAGTTGGATATTTTGTGTCAGGAAATCCTCACCGAAGCGGAGAGTTCGGAGGCTGTGTGAGGCAAAGTCGTTATGGGAGCTTTCGAGACTTTGCCATCACGATGAAAAGACTTGAACGAGGCCAGACGGTGATGTTTCACAAGCCCTACCCGCCACAAGGAAATCCCGTAGCGTTTTATCTTGGAAGGTTAACCAGAAAAGGCGTATTGAGGCGCAGATCCTTCCCGGCGCATACGGAGTTCAGATTGAAAGAAGGTCAAAAGCTAACACACGGTATCAAAGGTGTTATATGAAGTTTTTAAAGCTCCAGGTTGAGAATTTTATGGCTATCGCCAGCGCGGAGGTCGAGTTAGATCAGCGTGGTTTAGTGCTCATTCAGGGTGTTAATAGTGATGATAGTTCCGCATCAAGTAATGGCTCTGGAAAGTCAACGCTAATGAATAGCCTGATGTGGTGTCTTTATGGCGAAACAGCTCATGGTGTGAAGGGTGACGATGTGTTGTCTACCGACCATGAAAAGAACTGTCGTGTTGCAGTAACCATCGAGGATGAAGGCAAGAGATATGCGATCATTCGTCACCGTAAACACAAAGAGTTCAAAAATCGGCTTATCGTTCGTGGTGAAGACGGCGATATGACGAAAGGCAAAGATGCGCTGACGCAAGAGTTCGTCGAGCGTCTGATCGGTGCATCTAAAGAGGTTTTCATGGCTTCCATCTATGCGAGCCAAGAAGCTATGCCAGATTTACCTGGAATGTCCGACAAAAACCTCAAAACCATCGTAGAAGAAGCCGCTGGCGTTGACAGACTGACACGCGCCTACGCTATTGCTCGTGAGCGAGCTAATGCAGCTGCCGCACGTATGGATGTGGTTAAAACCAAATTGGAGTCGACAATCTCGACCATTGAGGCAACACAGTCAGAAATTGAGTCAGCGAAAGCCTCCTCTGAATCATGGGAGCAAGAGCGTTCTAAACGTTATGACGATGCCCTGGCTGGGCTGGCCAGTGCCGAAGTTGAGTTAACGGAAGTTGAACTTGAGATCCGCACTCTTCCCGAACAGATCCGTGATGCCGAGAAGGCAATCGAAAGTGAGCGCAAAAAGTTAGCCTCAAAAGAAGAACATGACGCCAAGTTGCTCAAAGTTCGTGGTGCGATAACTGATATTCGGGCAAGCATCAAAGCTACAGAAAATAGTCAGGCTGATGCAATGAACCGTGCGCGTAATTTTAAGACCAAAGCAGAAGAGGTTGGTACTAAAGTGGGATCACCATGCCCTACTTGTGGCAAAGCCTACTGCGAAGAAGATCTATCAACGGTGAAGGAGAATTTCATTGAACAAGCACGTCAGGAAATTGGTCAGGCGAAGACACTTGCAGAGGCAATGGCTAAACACAAAACGAATCTTGAGAAAGCGTTAAGCATTGAGTCTGCCCTTGTTAAAACGACACCTGATGTAACGGCTATCATTGCCCGGATTGAAGAGCTTACGAAACAACTCTCATCTTTGCGTCATCGTGAGAAGGAGGTTGTTGCTATTGAGTCTCTTGTGACTCGTGCTCGTACTGAGGTCGATCGTATATCAAAAGAGATTAATCCGTTTATTGCTCTTATCGCCAGACACGAAGATAACCTGGTATCCAGTAAGTCTACCTTCAAGTCCTTAAAAGATGAGTTGAAGGCTATTCAGGAACAAACGTTGCTATTGGAAAAAGCTCGTCAGGTCTACTCTCCTGCCGGGGTGCGTTCTCATATTTTGACGTCTGTTACGCCTTTCCTGAATACACGCACTGCCGAGTATCTCAATACGTTGTCTGACGGGAATATTACTGCTGAGTGGTCGACGATGGATGTCACTAAAAAAGGTGAGTATCGCGACAAATTCAACATTAGTGTGCAGAAGAAAGGTTCAAGTAAGTCGTTCCAGACCCTCTCTGGTGGTGAGAAGCGGAAGGTTCGCATTGCGTGTTCTTTGGCATTGCAGGATCTGGTTAGTAACCGGGCGAGTAAAAACATCGATTTGTTTATCGGCGACGAAATTGACGATGCACTCGATACAGCCGGTCTTGAACGCCTCATGGGTATTCTGGAGTCCAAAGCTCGCGAGCGAGGTACTGTGCTGATTATCTCCCATAAAGAGATGAAGTCATGGTTCCGGGAAACTATTACGCTGGAAGTTAAAGAGGGGCGCAGCTATGTCGTTTAAATTAAGCCGCTCGCAGTTTTTGCAGGTATTTGCAGTGATGCAGTCGATAAAACTGATCAATGGGCATACTTCCAATGGTGCGGCTCCACGTATTCTGTGGGGCAGCAACAATATTGACGGAGTACAATTCGCCGCGTTGCTTGGTCTAATATCCGAGACGCCATTGATGCAAAGTTTGAAATCACTACCACCTGGATGTATTGCGCCGATCCTGATTAATCCTTTTGTTGAGGGGGGATATCTTCCCAACGTCGGGCCTGGGTTTATTGCATCCCATGAAAATGAAGATCTTAACATTAATAGCGAAGGGTTCTTTGGGGGAATGGGTGCGCATCACTGTATGGCTTTCACGAACCTTATTCGACTTGCCAATAAGCGGGTGGATAGTTTGGCATCGCCAGGTGATGCTTTTACTGGTTTCCTTATCCAAAGGAGGGATAAAAAGTACAGTGTGGACAAACTACAGTTTGTTGGTAAGTATGGAGAAATGGTAGAAATCGAACTTCAGCTCCCTCATGTTTTAGCAAACGATAGTGCAGACAGTCGGAGGCTGTTGGGCATCATGCGTCATTTCATAGCAAGTGGTGTTAAACATGCCGCAGATAAACGTGTCACGCAGGAAAATGAGTATTCAGACTTTGCAAACTCTCCCCAACCAACGTTGCAAACGGCAATAGTAACCAATTCGTTGGAGGCGAGATTATTGGAAAACCCTATATGGGGAACATGGTAAGGAGACTATATGAGTAAAAAAATCAGCGTAGTTGGTGTTGATCCCTCTATGAGCAACTTTGGGCTTGCTGTGGGCACTTTAGACCTTGAAACGGACGAACTTGAGATTCACGGCCTTACTCTTGTTGAGACTAAGGCGGGGAGTAACAAAAAGACCGTTCGTGTGAACAGTGACGATCTGCGTCGTGCCAGTGAAATATGGCGTGTTGCGAAGCCAATCATTGATAAGGCAAATATGGTTTTTTGTGAGCTACCGGTTGGGAGCCAAAGCTCTCGTTCGCAGACGTCTTACGGTATTTGTATCGGTGTACTTGCGTGTGTGGATAAGCCATTGATCCAGGTTACTCCAAACGAAATTAAGCATTTTGTCGGCAATAAACTTACTACATCGAAAGAAGAGATTATCCAGTGGGCTACGAAAAAACACCCTAAAGCACCGTGGCTGCGTCGTAAGCAATCTGGACAGGATGTTCTCGTGAACAAAAACGAACATTTGGCTGATGCGGTGGCTGCCATCCATACCGGTATGCAAACAGATCAGTTCCGCCAGGTGCGCGATGTTCTTAAGTCTCTCATTTGATTTCATTGATAGGTAGGTACTTATCTATTAACATGGGCCACTATATTTAGTGGCCCTCTTTATTTGGTGATACATGATAAGCATCGTAAAACGTAACGGCCAAACAGAGCCGTTATCCGAAGAAAAATATAACCGCGTCGTAATGTATGGCGTAGAAGGCATTCGTGGTGTAAGCGCATCCGCTGTAGCAATGGGAGCTGCGGCCAGCATTTTTGATGGGATGACCACCAGCCAGTTGCATGAGGCTTTGGTTAAATCTGCCGCTGATTTGATCTCACCAGAAGCACCAAATTACTCACAGGTGGCTGCCCGCCTGAACATTTTTAAAATCCGCAAAGATGCCTTCGGTCGTTACGACTATCCGAACTTCTACCAACACATTGTCAAGAACGTTAACAAGGGCGTTTATGACAAGGATTTGCTGACACATTATTCGTTTGAAGAGATCGAAGAACTCGGCAATTACATTAAGCCGAAACGTGACGATCTTTTTGGCTATGCAGCTACGGTGCAGTTGCAAAGCAAATACCTCGTTCAAAACCGTGTTACTGGTGAGATTCATGAGGGGCCGCAACATATCTATATGCTGGTAGGCATGTGTCTGTTCCAGAATTGGGAAGACGACTGCGCTGGCAAAACACGTATGGAGATGGTCAAAGGTTTCTATGACGTTACAAGTACGTTCAAACTGTCTCTGCCCACACCAATCATGGCCGGCGTCCGTACTCCAACCCGTCAGTTCTCCAGTTGTGTGCTGATTGAGTCTGGCGATAGTCTGAAAGGGATTAGTGCAGCTTCAGCCGCAATTATCGACTACGTTTCACGTCGTGCTGGAATTGGTATTGGTTTTGGCCGTATCCGTGCGCTGGGCAGCGAGATCCGCAATGGTGAAGCCACCCATACCGGAGTTATTCCATTCCTGAAGCATTTCCAGACGGCTGTTAAATCTTGTTCGCAAGGTGGTGTTCGTGGTGGCGCAGCAACAGCGTTTTACCCGATCTGGCATCTTGAAGTTGAAAGTCTGCTGGTGGTGAAAAATAACCGTGGTATTGATGAAAACCGCGTTCGCCATCTTGATTACGGCGTCATGAGTAACCGTCTAATGTACCGTCGACTCGTCAGAAGCGAGAACATCACTCTGTTCAGCCCGCATGATGTGCCTGATATGTACGAAGCCTTCTTCACAGACCAGGAGCTGTTTGAAAAGCTGTACCATAAATACGAAGCCGATGATTTAATTCGCAAGAAGTCAGTACCTGCCATTGAGCTGTTCTCATCTCTGATGCAGGAACGAGCGTCCACGGGCCGAATTTATATTGCGAACGTCGATCATATTAATGAGCATGGCGCTTTCATTCCTGCTCTTGCACCTGTCCGCCAGTCAAACCTGTGTATGGAGATCACCCTACCCACCCGTCCACTGGCATTTACCGACGACCCGAACGGTGAGATCGCGCTATGCACTTTATCCGCTTTTAACCTCGGAGCCATCCGTTCACTGGAGTCTCTTAAAGAGGTGGCGTTCTATGCCGTTGCTGCACTGGATTCGTTACTGGATTATCAAGACTATCCGATGGAGGCAGCCGAAGTGCCTGCCAAAGCTCGTCGTAGCTTGGGAATTGGTGTAACCAACTTTGCTTATTACCTGGCAAAGAATGGCGTTCGTTATTCTGATACCGCTGGCAATAAACTGGTGCATGAAACATTCGAAGCTATCCAGTATTACCTTCTTGATGCCAGCTGCCGACTTGCTGAAGCAAAAGGTGAGTGTGACTGGTTTGAGCAGACCAAATACGCAATTGGTCAGTTGCCGATCGACCATTACCGTTCTTCATTAGACGAAAGTGGCGAAACCAACTTTGAGTTAAAGATGCCGTGGGAAGAACTGCGTGAACGTATTGCAAAATACGGCCTTCGCAACTCCACACTGACGGCACAAATGCCATGCGAGACTTCCAGCCAGATCACTAATTCCACCAACGGCATCGAACCGCCTCGTGGCCCGGTGTCGGTGAAATCTTCTAAGGACGGCATCGTTAAGATGGTCGTGCCTGAGTTTGAAAAACTGAAGGAACAGTATGAATACCTGTGGGATATGCCGGACAACCGCGGCTATCTGACAAAGGTGGCGATCATCCAGAAGTTCTTTGACCAGGCTATTTCAGCCAATACCAACTATGACCCTTCTCGCTTTGAAGGCGATAAAGTCCCAATGATGACGCTACTGTCAGATTTGCTTCTCGCCTACAAGATGGGAGTTAAAACGCTTTACTACCACAACACCAGAGATGGTGCAGGAAAGCGTGATGACGACGAACCGCAGAATCCACTGGCGCAAGCTGTAGCCGTCGAGCCAGAAGATGAGTGCGACGGAGCCTGCAAAATCTGACATATGGTGGGGGATATCCCCACCTTCTCTTTGATTTGTAAGCCTTGTTTAAACACATAAGATAACAACTTGTTTAAACGCACCAAAAAAGAAAAAGGAAAAACACATGTCATATTCAACGTTCCGTTTGGGTGCTAATGATGCAACCAAAGAGCCTATGTTCCTCGGACAATCTGTCAACGTGGCACGTTACGATCAGCAAAAATACCGTGATTTTGAAAAGTTGATTGAACGTCAATTGTCTTTCTTCTGGCGGCCGGAAGAAGTTGATATTTCGAGCGATCGTATCGACTTCAACACGAAGCTGCGGGACCACGAACGTCACATTTTTCTGAGCAATCTCCGTTATCAAACGTTACTCGATTCAGTTCAGGGACGTAGTCCAAATGCAACGCTGCTGCCGCTTATCTCTATTCCTGAACTGGAAACGTGGGTTGAAACATGGTCTTTCTCTGAGACTATCCATAGCCGCAGCTACACCCACATTATTCGTGGCATGGTGGACGATCCGAGCATTGTTTTTGACGGTATTGTTACGGATGAAGAAATCATCAACCGAGCGATCAGTATCTCTGCTGAATATGACAGGCTTTATGGGATGACCTGCGAGCGCCAGTCGTTAGGTGAGAAGGAATTTGAGCGTCTGTACGTAAATGAATATGGCTGGAAGCCATACCCTTTGCATCGTCAGCTTTTCCGCACGTTGGTGTCCATTAATGCGCTTGAGGCGATCCGTTTCTACGTAAGTTTTGCATGTACGTTTGCCTTTGGTGAACGGAAGTTGCTTGAGGGTAACACCAAAATTATGCGCTTTATTGCCCGTGATGAAGCTCTGCATTGCGAAGGAACTGAACGCATGATCCGCTTCATGCGTACCGGTCGCGAAGGTTTATTGTGGAAAGAGATTGCTGCTGATGAAGAAAACGTCATTTACGACACCATGAAATCAGTCGCCGAACAAGAAATGAACTGGGCAGACTATCTCTTCAAAGACGGTTCGATGATTGGTTTAAACGCGGATATTCTCAAAACCTATGTAAAATACCGCACCAATCTGGCTATGAATCGTCTTGGCCTGAAGGCTTTATTTCCAGAAGTTACCACTGATCCGCTGGTCTGGATGAACAAGTGGTTGTTAACCGACACACTGCAAATTGCACCACAAGAGGCAGAGCAAAGCACATATCTGGTAGGTCAGATCGATTCTACCGTGGATAAGGCTTCTCTAAGCCAGTTTGCAGACCTGTAAACCGATACAAAGCATTATGTGGCCTGGCAACGCTGGGCCACAATGGATCACAAGAATTAAGAAGGAGCAAAACTAGCATGAACTTTACCAAACTGACTGACCACCTGAAACTTGCCACCGATCGACTCATTGGATTTAAGCCAGAACCATATGAGTTGCATGAAGGCCATGGTGTAGCCACTGAAAGTATTTACAAGATGGTCGATCAGTTTCATGAACTCTTCCAGCATCCGAGACGCGTTATGCCGACACCAGAGCTGCTTCGTCTCCGTGCAAGCCTGATTCATGAAGAAGCTGTAGTGGAAGGTATTCCAGCCGCAATGAATGGGGATATTGAGCAACTGCTGGATGCAATGGCCGACTTTTTATACGTTGGTGTTGGTACGATGGTCGCCATCAAAGGTGGTATTTCTACCGGCATGACTTATTACACGCAGGAACAGAGCATTGATCGCTTTATGCAGACAATTTTTGTGCCTGGTAACACTGTTTTCGATGATATGGCAATGCCATTTCAGGAAGCTCGTGAGGCGTCATGTATGCTCGAAGAGCTGGCAGATAAACTTGAGAAGAAGACTGTTAAGGATTCTGAGCTGATTCAGGAACTGCGCCGTGTAATGAACAAAATCTATGTGGCGTGCATGATGACTTATCGACTGGCTGATTTTCTCGGTATCAATGTCGTCGAGCTGGTTGGCGAAATTCATCGGTCCAACATGACAAAATTATGGCCTGCAGATGCCGAAGAGCGTCGCCATGCTGTGGCCAACTGCAAATACGACTCTTCTGACCTGGGATTTCGCCATGCTGATGGCACCGATAAGATGATCGGTTTTCGAATTTCCGATGGAAAGATTCTGAAGTCTCCAACCTATAGTGATGTCGATTTATCCTCCTTTGTTGAGCAAGCTAAAGCCTCAGCAATGTACGGAATGATCAAAAAATAATTGTAGGTAGTTATCTATCTGTGTATATTGCGCTGGCGCGTTAAATTTCTGAAACAACTATTCGTTTTTGGTGGCCTATGGCCACCATTTTTTTATCTGTCTGGTCTTGTTCTCTCAATAAATGTAAACTCACGCAATGAATAAGTGGTTACTTATCTTTGTGAGGTTTTTGTGTCACTCCTTTTGAATCGTGAGCATACGAACGGTCAGGTAACAAACGCATCGTATGCAAAAGTTATTGAGACGGTGCTTAAAAGCGGCGTGCAGGCTGATGATCGCACAGGCACTGGTACTTTAAGCACCTGCTACGTTCCCTCTTACTACATGCTTACTGGTGGGACTGTGCCGCTTATTTCTGGAAAGGCGGTAAATCTTAAGCCACTGCTTGTCGAACTTGAGTGGTATCTGAAAGGCACGGGCAACATCCAATTTCTCAAGGATAACGGCGTTAAGATTTGGGATGCATGGGCCGATGAGAATGGCGATTTGGGGCCGGTTTACGGTAAGCAGTGGCGTCGATGGGAAGATACCCGCATCGTGAGCCATAGTGAATATCTGAGCAAGATCGCTACTTTCCGTGAACGCGGGTACAAAGTCGAGGGATACCTGGGTATCAGTGAAGATCGCGTAGTGCTGTCCCGTGAAATCGATCAGCTACAGCGTATTGTCGATACACTGCGCACGAACCCTACCGATCGTCGCATCATGCTTAACGCATGGAACGTAGGCGAGCTTGAGGATATGAAACTGCCACCTTGCCACTTTGTCTTCTCTTTGTGGAGTCGTGAACTGGATTTTGAAACCCGTTTAACGATGGCAACTGACATTGGTCTTCAACACAGTCGCCTCGGTTACGAGTCTATCTACACCAAGATGCTATACGATCTGGAGATGGACGGCAGTGTTACTGAAGCTGAACTGGATGAACTTGGAATCCCCAAACGCATCCTCAACTCCTGCCTCGTACAGCGTAGCGTAGACACTTTTGTTGGTATGCCATTCAATATTGCTGGCTATGGCATTCTCACTCATTTTCTCGCGAAGATTACGGGTCACATGGCCGGTGCATTTGTGCATTTTGGCTTTGACGTGCATTTGTACAACAACCACATGGAAGGTGTGTGTGAGCTAATGCAACGACAGGCTCCAGAGCATTCAGATCCGGTCGTTATATTCCCTAATGAATGGTCTGAGCTGGATGATTTCAAATGGGACGAGATTCTTATTCTTGGCTATGCCCCTCTACCGTGGATCAAGGTTCCAGTGGCGGTGTGATATGGCAAGAGGTATGTATGTCTTATGCGAAATTGAAGGTGTGCTGGCAAATACCAGCCATCGTAAATCTGTATCTGACTCGGATGCAGGCCAATTCATTGCCGGTGATGAACTCATTTTCCCCACCAGCCGTATGTTGCGTGGTTTTGCTCGCTCAGGGGCTGAAGTGGTGCTTATCAGTAGCCGCTCTGAAACTCTTGAAGCGCCCACTAAACGATGGCTGAAAGATTTTGGTGTTGATTACGACTGGCTTCACCTCGTACCGAATAGCACCAGTTATGAGAAGCATATTAAGCGCACATTAGCGGAGCATAAAGGCGATCTGCTTATCGCTGCGCTGGTGCACGATCCTCGACTCCGTGCCGCTTTAGCTGACTCTCATCATAGACCGGTCATCTATGAGGTGAGCAAATGAAGATGATAGCTGCTGTTGGCCGTAACTATGAGATCGGCATAGCGAACGAACTGCCCTGGCGTTGTTCTACCGATCTGAAGCTATTTAAGAGACTCACCAAAAACGCCACTGTCGTTATGGGGCGTAAAACGATGGAAAGTCTCAAACGCCCTCTTCCAGAGCGTCATAACCTCGTTTTGACGCGCTCTCATGGCTTTGTACCAAATGGATTCTACCCTGCTGGTGTGGATGATGTGTTGCGATTACCAGAGCCTGTGTGGGTGATTGGCGGGGAACAAATTTACTCGCTATTCATGCCGCATGTTGAAGAGATTTGGCTCTCCCACATCGGCGTTGATGTGCCAAACGCCGATGCATTCTTCCCGGCAAGCATGATGCGTAATTTAGGCTTTGTGCCTGTTGAAACAGCTTATACCCAACGAGCCAGCGAGGAAGAGCCTGGCTTTTCGCAGATCGTATACAGAAGGTCGTAATGGATTACCGGATTGGGATCACTGGTGCTCAGGGCAGTGGGAAAACAACCCTGGCTAAATATATCGACAAACATTACGGAATCCCTTACGTGGATGCTGGTGTCGGAAGTTTGATGAGCCGCCTCGGTGTTCGAGTAGGTGATTCTATGCCTCTATATGAGCGGCTTCAGATTCAAATGGAAATAGCAAAGCATATAGAGCTACTTACGCGTGGTGCTGAAGGCTTTGTTATCGATCGCACACCTGCTGATGTTATGGCCTACACGTTGGATTTGGTCGGCCATACAAATGAAGATCGGTGTATTGAGTTAGCCCTCGATATCGAAAAGTTTTGCCACAAAACTGCTATTTCAAACTTTAACGCCATTGCTGGCCTACGCCCGGGGGTCGCTCTCTCAGAGCGAGATTACTTGCGGTCACAACGAGCATCATTAGACCGTCTGTATGTCGCTCGTATTGATGCGTTGATGTGCGGGGAACTGACAAAAATTCACCTGCATCCGCAAAGGGGAGATCTGCAAACCTTCGTCGTTTCCAACCGGTATCGCACAGTTGAAGCAAGAGCCAGATCAGTGATGAGAATGCTAGATAACGCTGTAGAAAAGATAGAAAACCGGTTCTGTGGCCGAGTGACCGTTCATTAGAAATTGTTCGCCTCTTCGACATTGCGACAATAAAACTCTCAAAATGGGTTAAGGATAAAAAATGTTTAGTGAAATGTTGCTTGAAGATGAACTGGATCGGAAAACAACAGAGGCTTTGATTCGTGTAGCGGACGAACATTCCCGGTCGCTTATGAGCGATCGAGAGGCTCGTCTGGCTATTCGTGCCATATTCGAAACTGCGCAGGGGCTTGTTGGTACACAAGTGGGTGAAGCCATTAACATCGCCATGTCTCAGTTCAGTGAAGGCAGTAAAAAGCCTCTGTTTCCTATGCATTTGATGCTGGCTGGTGGCACGGTGCTTTATATCTCTGTTTGTCTGGATAGCAACCAAATCAATATTCTCAACACTGTGTCAGGTAAGTGGAAAGATCCGATTGTCTGTGAAACCAGTGAAGAAACTTTGAAAAAAGCGGCTCAATTTGTACGTAGCGCACTACTTAAGGGCGCTAAGAAGTTGTAAGGAGTTCTGATGACAACGATTGTTGCAGGCATCGATATCGAGTCTACGGGACTGGATTTCCTTGCTGGTCATAAAATTATTGAAATCGCAATTACCCGCTATGAACTGGAGACACAGAGACATATTGATAGTCTGGAGATGCGTTTTAACCCTCGCAGAAACATAGATCCGAAAGCTCAAGCCGTTCATGGCATTTCATTGGAACAGCTCGCAGCTGAACCTTTGTTGTCAAATCATGCCAGCGAAATTGGCGCTTATATGGGGGCATGTAGTGTGTGGGTTGCTCATAACGGCGAAGCATTTGATATACCATTTATTCGACACGAGTTTTCAGGGTATGGAGTAAGACTGCCAGAAGTTCCTGTTATAGATACTATGTTATCGGGATTGTGGGCCACAGAAGACGGTAAACGTCCCCGCCTTGAAGAGTTGGCCTTCTCTCTTGGCTTTATATACGATCATGCCAAAGCACATAGTGCCTTATATGACACAAACTTAATGATGCAATGCTTCTTTAAGGCACGTAATAAGTACGGATTTTTTAAATTACCCTCTGAAATTGTGTAAAACAAAAGCCTACTTTAAAAAGTTTAAAGTAGGCTTTCTTTTAAAGAACAGTCGCCTTTCAATCATTTCCTGCCTGTATTTAATACTTTTCCGCCTGATAGGTTTAGTCAAAATGCAGCCATCGAAACGCAAATGTAACCAAACAGAAGGAGACTTACATGAGTTCGGTTGAAAATGTAATGACAAATGATGATCTGGACGAGCTGACAGCCATGTTGCAATCACTTGATGAACCAGTAAAAAAAGCTGCACAGGTTGAAAATACTGATGATATTGACGATCTGCTGCTCGGCCTAGATGCTGGCGTAGCCATGAGTTCTGATGATGTTGCCGAAGAGCTGTTCAATGAAGAAAAAGCAGGTGATTTCAGCTCTGCTTTAAATGAGTTGGAGTTAGCGCATGAGCCTATAAACGTAATTAACGCTGAAAGTGTTGAAGCTGCCGAAAACGAGCCAGAACAATTGGGATTTATTGAGGTTGAAGAGTGTGTTGAGGTTAATGATGAATTAAAAGTTCAACAGTCAAATGATAGCAATACAAATAAAAAAGCTCGTACTGCAAGAGGTCCTCGTTTTACTTTAAGTGATAAAGATGATTCGTTTTTCAATAAAGCGGGCTTAGAAAAAGATATTTTCTTAGACGCTTACGATAACGCGCCTGTCAAAGCAAAGGATAAGATATTAAACCTTCTTAATTGGTTTAGCGGAGGTCCAGATATTAGTGTTTACACGGTAATTTCCATGAGACACCTTCTCACAGAAAAGAAGGCTACAAGTAATAGTATTAAGATTGCTTTAATGAGCAATCCAGAAAAACCGTATCCGCTTAACACTGCGTCAACTCAGGCTGGGCAAATGATGGCTGTATTTCCAGCGACAGGAATTGCCGTTAGAGACGGTGGAAATCTAACATTGAACGAAGAATCACCGATCGTTAAGAAGTTTGTCGCGGAGTACACTATTGGATGACGTTCCCCTACTTAAAATAAAGCCCATAGAGAGCTTTATAGTACTGGGTAAGCCAATCACATACCCAGCACCACAAAAACGCGCCAGAGAGCTTCTCGTTTGCATTTCTGGCGCGTTTTATTTGATTGCCAGACATAAAATCAAATGCAAAAATAGGTATATACTTACCTATCGAGAAAGAAGATGATTGCAGCCGAAAAAATCAAACAGCGAAAGCGCGACAACTCTCTTCGTGACCTCTGGAGAACACCTGACTGGCTGTTTTCTGCCATTCAACGTTATCTTGGAGTGACATTTGATGTTGACGTTGCCTGCAACAAGGACAATGCAAAGCTGCCTAATTTCATAGGCGTTGAGCGTGATGCTTTGAAATCTGAATGGGGACAGCCAGGTACAATTGCCTTCCTCAATCCACCCTACTCCAAAATCTACCCATGGATTGATGCGGCTATACGTGAGCAGGCTCGCGGAGTTACAACAGTGATGCTAATTCCTCAATCCCTAGATACAAAGTGGTATGAGCGTGCAACAGAGTGTGCGAATGAGACGATTATTCTGTCTGGTGGCCGCGTAGCGTTTGTCGAGCCTGACGTAAATCTGGGTCAGGTAGAAGTAAACATCAACCCAGGTGGCAGTATGCTCGTTGTTTTTCGAGGATTCTGTAAGGACGCTGGGCACTCTATAAGCAAGATCCCTTTGGACGTCATGAAAAGTCTGGGAGGGTATGATCCTGCGAATGTGATCAGGAAAAAAAGACCATCAAAGAAGGCTGCTTAGTTTGTTCTGGCGTCTGTAATTAGCCTGCTTCTGTATATATAAATAACTACATATTAATTATTAATATACGGAAGCAGGCTGTTTTGTATCAGAGACTCCAGACCTGAACATCACTACAGAATCCACTAGAACCCCTTCCCAGACGCTTTAAAATCGATTTTATGAACCACTTTAAGGAAACCAACATGTCATACCCGACTAATGTCGTTGCGCTCGTAGAGAGCGATTTTCTGGCCCAGGCTCGTGAAATGATGAAAGATCGTGAGCAGGCTTTCAACTTGTACGAATGGGCAATTAAGTGCTTGCATCTTGGCGAGCATCGCGAACTTGTTGAACAGCTTTTAGGTGAGTTGATCAATGAGGTGTTTGCCTTGAATGTTCAACTACATGGTAGAGAAAATAATCAATCACAATGATAGATAAGTACAAACTATTCATAAAGTGAATTGTAAGTGCTAAGATCTGATAGTTTCCAGTCGTAGACTGGAGACTCGACCTGATGGGTGGGGGTAAGCGTCACTGGCGTCAGGTTTAAAAAAGCTCACTACCAGCGTAGAACTGGTGCCGTTTAGGTGTCGGGGAAGGGGGAACCAAAGTGAGCAGAGACAAGGGTCACTTTATGATTGTCGAGTCTGGGGGTGTTTCGAGAGGTTGAATCCAGTACTCCCCTTCATAAAGTGTGGGAAGATCTCGGTTCTGGGGTGCTGTCATCCATAACTTCCCAAGTCTAAGCTGGCAGTAGACTTAGACCATAACTTTTCAGGTTATGAAACGACCAGGTTGGTGAGAGATTTTTATACTCACCTCCCTGGGAGAGTATTACCTGAAAAGACAACCTCTCACTTCGTTCGAGGTGAACTTCACTCACTTCGTTCGTTCAGTTCAGGTTTATAAAAACCTGTTCTGGGAAGTAATTTGTTTATTTTAATAATTATTAACACGCACGCGTGTGCGCACGCGCGAGGAAAAATCGGCGCGGCGCTTGATTCAGGAGTTTATATGACGACGAAGACACCAGCCCGATCGCAAGCAAAAACTCGCAAAAAAGACAAAAACAAAAATTCTCCCCGCACCAATCCCACAACGCCTGTCGTAGAGTTCAATCCCCAGCTTAAAACCGTGAAAATCTTTAGTGATGGCTCTTGCCTTAAAAATCCGGGCGGCCCGGGCGGTTACGGTATCGTTCTCCAGTATCGTGGTGAGGAACGCGAGTTCTCAGATGGTTTTCATAGCACCACCAATAACCGCATGGAGATGATGGGGGCACTTATCGGGCTGGAGCGTTTGAAATATCCATGCAACGTTATTTTGCACTCTGATAGCCAGTATCTGAAAAACGGCATGACACAGTGGATGAAATGGTGGAAACGCAATGGATGGATGACTTCTGACAAAAAACCGGTAAAGAATGTTGATCTGTGGAAGCGTCTGGATGAGGCCGCAAGTCGACATAATGTTCGCTGGAAGTGGGTTAAAGGTCACGCCGGGCATCGTGAAAATGAAATATGTGATCGACTCGCGAAGATCGCAGCTTTTTCAGCAGCAGATATGCCTCACAAGAAAGATATTGGTTTTGTTTATAACAAATAGTAAGTAAGTGTTTACCTATCATTTTAAATCATGTATCTTATCGGCGTCAGGATGACAATGTGTCGGTAAGACACAGTTCCAGGATGGAACGAGAAAGGCGG